CTATATTTCGATCTTATCCCACTCCCTTCCCCTGTCATCGCGATATTTTGCTGTCATGACCCCCGACTTATGCCCCAGAAGATGCTGCGCAAAGTCCTCTCCAGCCTGTTTATCGTACAATCGTGCTGACAGACTTCGTAGCTCATGAAAGCTCGGCGGCTCGCCAGAGAAACTAAGCCCTGACAGCTCGCGCGCTTTCCTGAAATTACCCGATACTGTTGCGGGTGATAGTGCCTTACCCGCAGTCGATGAAATAATGTTTTTCCCGCCGGACAGATTGCGGCATTTCGCCAGAATCGCTTCGAGAGACATATCCAACTCATCAAGCCTCAATGCTACAGGTATGGCTAGTTTGGCCCCGGTTTTTTTCTGCTCTACGTAAAGATACCCCCCCCGCACATCCTCCCAGCTCATTGCGCATAAGTCACTGATGCGCTGCCCGGTAAGTACAGCCAGATCCATCGCCAGATTTACCCACGGAGAAAGCGCCTCAGCTGCCTGGTAAATTGCCCGGTATTCGTCCAGCATCAATCGGGTGCGTTTTACCTCGAGTTTAGCGGTTCTCGTTGCCGTGACGGGGTTAACCGTAATATGACCCTCCGCTATAGCCTCCCTAAAAATATCGCTTAACGTCGACCTAATCAGCTTTGCCATTGCGTTCTTTCCTTCAGCTGCGTAATCGTTGAGGATCATGGCTATTTGCCTGGTGCTTATTTCCGCGATTGGGTTGTCCTGCATTCTTTCCTTTATAGACCTTAGTTTGCTCGCGTAGTCGATGAGTGTTTTTGGCTTCAGCCCCCGAGCCTGGAGGATCTTTTCGTAACGCTCCAGCCATGAATGAAAAGTAACGGAATCCACCTGGCTTATCCGCGCGCTGAGAGGGATATGGCCAGTATCCCCGAGCAACTCGATATTTGCCTGTATTGCCTCACTGACGGCAAGTCGTCGATTCCTGCCCAGACCATACTCCTTTCCGTTTCGGGGGTCGCGATAGCTGTAGTAGCCTTCATTTCTGACATAGAGGTTAGGAGGCAAATCGCGCCTCTCATGGTTTCTTCTTCTTCCCACTAGTCATTCTCCGTAAAAGGCCACAGGTTGATGATTGAGCCGATTCAACCTTAATGGCTGTTTCCTGAAACAAATACTCCACACCATCTTTTTTCGGGGCCGGATAAATTTTGCTTTCTCTAACCCAACGGCGAACGGTTTCAAGGCTGCGCGGCCGCGGCTGCCGATCGTTCCATTCTTTTAAAGTAATAAGGGCCATGTTTACCTCATTACCGGCCTGTAAAGTAAACCAGGCCGGTCTAATAAATTGATAAATCGATATCAGGAAACCTGTCCGGGTAAATTTCGGAGCCGCCGGGCGCAGTTCATGGCCGTGGCCACGTAGCTGCAATGCCGGTTCACTACCTCTACCGTAATTTTCGAACCCTGAACGATAACCGTGTAGGTGCGCTTCATTTTCTGGCGCCCATACTCGCCGTAGAGCTCAACATGCTTGGCCAGTGCCGCGTCGCATGCCTGGCGCCCCAGCGGAGACTGCTTGCTTCGGTTTATCAGTCGCATACTCACCTCACACAAAGACGTCAACGGGATCGCCGGCGGCGCGCGCGTTGTCGTTCGCCTCTCGCCGCAGGCCGAGCACATAACCAACAGGATCCCAGCTGGACAGAATCGTGTTGAGCTCCCTCTGGCTATGCCAGGTCGTCAGACGCTTCTTCAGTTCAGTGGCGCAGGCGCGCACATTGGCCCGGGTGGGGCCGGCCATCTTCATACAGAGGCAGAAGGTCAGCAGCAGGTCGGAATACTCATCAGCTGCAGCACGTAACGCCGCGGGGTCAATGCTGGCTTCGAGTTCGGGTAATTGATGTTTGAGGCTCATGCTGCACCGCCTTCAACGCGCTCAAATTGGATGACCCAAACCCATGGGTTGGAATTCCAGGATTCTTCGCCGTAGATGGATGCCCACAGGCGCGCGAACACATCAGCTGCGCAATCGCCACTTTTCATGTCGGTGGCACTGCACCCTTCGCGTATCGCATCGCCGTCACTGATACTCTTCAGCCGCTCCACGCGCACATCGGTGATTTCCAGCGTTATGCGGCTGGCCCATCGCGGCATGTGGATTGCAGGTGTCCATCGCCCATCAAGAGGCTGACCGTTGGCCGTGGCGCGATAGTCAGGGGAATAGCTACCATCCTCAGCATCGATGCTTTCTGGCGTCCATGTCTCCCGCACCCAAATACGATGACCCGGCTTACCAAATGCGCTATTTAAATAATTTCCCGCCGCCAGCTCTCCAGCCAGTTCATTGCCTGCCAGCTCACACCCAAGGTTTTTATCGAATAACGGAAACTTTACCGGGCGCCGTGTCTGCGTCTTTCGACCATCCAGCAGCGCCCGCACCATTTCCCCGTTAAAAAACATTCCGCGTTCAGTGATTTGGTCATATCGTTACCGGGAGGGCGAACCCTCCCGCCTCCCTTAGCCCACGTATTCCGGTTTCATGTCGTCCAGAGTGATGCGGAACTGGTCATACAGTTCATCACCGAGATGGCGTTTCGCGGCGGCGAGTGTGCCTTCCGCTTTAGCAAATAACTCTTCCGCCTCCGGTTCGCCGGGGTTAGGAACGGAATTAATCGCGGCTTCAACCTTGTTACGAGCATCGACCAGGTAGTAGCGCTTCACTGCCTTATTTTTCAATTCAGTGAACAGAGCAGTACCAAGCAAGGTTTTCTGTGACTCGATATCTGCACGGATAGCTTTGGCCTGATCAACGGAGCTTGCTGCATCAATACGATCGCGTATTTCGTCGGCAGCAGTATCAACGTTAGTTCCCGACTCCTGCGCACTGGCCGTAGCACCTACCGTGCTGGTGATCTCATTCAGCGTGATTTTTTCAGCCTGAGTGGGGTTTATTACCTTCTCTTCGCGCTCGTCAATTTCGTCGGCGGTATAGACCCCGAGGATCACATCTGGGCAGTACAGTCGCGCCCAACGTTTAACGGCGAGATAGGCCAGTTGCTGGCGGGGGTCAGTCGCCCACAGAGTAGAATTGCGGACTTGTGCCTGCGAAAGCATCAGGACAAGCTCGCGAGGTTCTGATTCTCCTTTGAGGGTTGCCCAGGCGCGAACGCCCACGCCAGCTTCATCTTTCAAATTCCAGCCCGGAGCGATGTACTTCTTGTTCTGGCTGCTTGTCTTCTCGACGAAGCGTCCGACGATATTTTCCCATGCGCCAAACCATTCAAAGTGAATACGGTCTTTTGTCGGAGCCATGGTGTTGATCACTGCATTAACTAGTTGCGCTTCATAACCAAGCACACCGGAGTTACCAACGATGAAAGTCTTTTGCGCTACAGCGAAAGGATCCATTCCCCAGCGCGCAGCCTGCATAACGACTGCCATGCAGGAATCAGGCTTGCCGCGGTAATGTTCAGGAACGAAATTACCGCTGTTTGCCATCACCTCAGAGATTTTCAGGAGGCGGTTGAATAATTCGCCATTCGTCAGAATAGAAATGTTGTCGATTTTCTGGGTCTGGTTGTCAGTCGTAGTCATCAAATTGGACATAGTTATTTCCCCCTTAAGCCTGTACGCGCAGCGCTTCGAGACGGCGCACATCAAAATCGTTGAGCTCTTCGGCGTAGTCTTCGGTAATTGGCGCCGGCCACTCGCCTGTGTCGAAACCGTGAGCTATGGCGCGCATCGCTTTGCGATATTCCAGCATGCCGAGTTCCAGCAGCTCTTCTGATGCCTCGATGATGGCGATCCAGTGGTAGTTCTCGTCTTTGTTGACGAAAATCCAGAAGAACTGATCGAGGGCTGCGGTTTCGCAGTACATTGCTGCGCTCAGGTGGTAGTCGCGCTCGATGATTTCCCGGTGCAGTTTGGCGCGCAGGCCTTCCTGTTTGATATTCCACATGCTGATGGTCTTCAGGTCTGCACCAATGCGCAGGCCTCCCATGTCGATCTCAAGGTCAGGGCGCACGCGGATTTCCAGGCCAGTCTCTTCATCAATACCGAAATAGCTCACCTCGACGGCGCGGCTCGGGTGTGTCAGCAACTTGCCGGCGGTCGGATGATTCAACAGTGCTTTCTGAATGGCCAGCGCAGTGCTTAGCTGCTGACGGGTAACCAGCACTTTTCCTTCCGGGTTCTCGCGCCAGGCATCCAGCAATTCGTCGGCGAATACCGCATCAGCATTAACGGATTTCACAATCTGAATGAGATCCGTTTTGGTGCCGGAGACTTTCAGCGGCTGCGGCTTCTGGGCTTCCTGTGCGACCAGGTCAGGATTAATGATTGCCAGCTGTTCCAGCAATGCGTCGCGGCTGCCGCTGGTTTTAACCGGCGCGGGCAGGGTGGCGTTGTATTCTTTGATGCAGGCCTTCATTGCCGTAGCAGTATGCTTAGTCCCATTCTCGATGCGCTGGAACTCTTCCGGTAGTTGCTCATATGACGCATAGGATTCGTCAACGGATGCCCCAAGCGGGAACGGCGCGGGCAGGGTGGCGTTATGTGCATCCAGCAATGCTTTGATATCGTCACTGCTCAACAGTGTCGGCAGGGTAGCGTTGTACTCATCGATAAAAGAGCGGATCGTCGCGGTGGTAGTGAACGCACCTTCAGGGATTTCGGGCTCGACGCTGAACTCTTTGTCCATGTCGTCAGGCTGCAGCGCCAGTGCATGCACAAGGTTGCCCATATCCAATACCGGGGAGCGCACTTTCTGAATGGTTTTGGATACGTGGCGTGCATCGAAATACATCAGGGATACTCGAGCATCCTTGACCATCGTGGAGCTGGTACCGTTGGCTGCGTGATAAACCTCGTTCGGCAGACCTTCATAGCGCCCTGGCTCGAAGTATTCCGGCCACTCCACCTTTAACTCTTCGGCGGTCGCGCTGAGTTCAGGCTGTGCTTCCGCCGGGGTTACGGCATCTGTTTGCGCAGCAGCTGCATCAGCGCTTTCGCCTGCTGATATCGCATTTTCAACTTCGACTTTGACCGGCTGAGCCGCTTCCATCTGCACATTGCTGGTGGCCTCTTCTTTAGCGTTTGTTGGGGCAGGAGTGTCCATCAGGCCTTCGATGGAGAACACGCCAGCTCCGAGATTGGCGACTTGCGGTTGTTCTGCTTTCGCCAGCTCTGCTGAGACCACATTTGGATCCGTCGGGTGGCTAACGACCTCGCCAAACTCACCGTGTTCTGTGGTCGTCTGTTTATCAACATCATCGAAGGTCTTTGTATCTGCGCTTGAATGGGCGGACCCTCGGGGGGCATCATTCCATTCCGGATAACCTTTAGAGGGTTCACCATTTTCATAGATGCCATTTTCGGTAAACCAGTTGCGAACCATCGCCCGCAGTTCTGAGGTATCTTCCTCACTGTTCCATTTAATGGCTCGGGTGACACCGAAAATGCTGTGAGCGTCGTAGTCGAGAATGTCGGTGGTTTTGCCGAGGATCTTCAGCGCTTTTACGTGAATATCCTCTTTCCGGTCTACCAGGTCCTTCGCTCCAATGAGCTGGGGGCGGCTAATTTTTCCCGGTTCGGCATCGGGATAAAGTTGAGCAATGGCGATCTCAATGCCAAGATTCGCCATGCTCTGAGTTACAGCACGTTTGTAGCGTGGGGATTCAGTAGTGGTTTGTGTCTCTTGCTTTTGAACCCTTGAAATACGATTCCCGCCAGCCCACTCTTTGACCAAAATGCCGCGGTCAATATGCGGGGTTTCTATCCAGACTTTCAGGAAATTAAGCAACAAGCCGAGCTCAGTCCGCTTATCTTCGGGAAAGACCTTTTTAACAGCGTCGGTTAATTTCCAGAGATTGGCTGTCGTGAGTTCGTCGATCTCAGGAATGCTCCGCGTAGCCAGCAACAGGTTCTGGATGTAGTTGTTGTCAGTATCCATTTCCAGCGCGCCGATTTGGATACGCTGCCTCTGAGTGACATGGTGAGCAACAGCGTTGCTGATGAACTGAGAGATAATGAGTTGTGGTCTGCGAAGTTTCACGACCGGATAAAGTGTATTTTGATCGTCGTCTTCAGTGATATCGGCATTACCGGCGCTGGACTGACCAACCAGAACTTCACCTGTCGATGTGTCGATACCATCCACGATGACAGTCCCGTTGTCCCGGCTCTCTTCTTCCTGGTGGAATTCGTCGGCAGGAACTGCGCCCGCCTTCAACTGCCAGGTGCGCTGGTCGTCGGCGAGTTCGTAACGGTTGCACCATTCGAAATCGAGCACGCCTTCAGCCGGCAGGTCGTTAAATACCGGGAAATCGGTGCGGATCGGCTTATTGTAGTCATGGCCACGGCCCGTTTCGATTCCCGCATCTTCTAGATCTACTTCGAGCTGCAGGTTAGCGCGAGCTTCAGATTTCGCGGTGCGCCAGATAACGCCGTCTGGCTTACCTGATTTTTGAGTGGCCCTTATCAGATTAAAAAATTCCATGTCGTTGCCTCGATTTTGGATGTTAGAATCCACGGGCCATTGCTAGCGCCCATTGGGTGTTCATTGGTTTTTGGTAATTTCCGGTGGAACTTTGGTCGGTGTCACCGGACGTACAGCCCGCTTCGGCGGGTTTTACGTTATGCCTCGTTGGCCATTTGGTCGTACTGACCGCACTTCTTAGAGCAATACGTTCTTTCTCGTGGCACCAGCTGCGAGCCGTGAATGATGAGGATGGTCATTTTTACTTCAGTACCTTCCTCGATCGGTTTGCGGCAGTACGCGCATTTCTTTTGCATCGTGCCTCCTACATTTGCGCCGTGAATGCGGCGGGGTGCTCTTCCAAAACGCCCTTGAGCGGGTAACAATTTTCCGGAATACCTTGCTCAACAGCTTCTTTCTTACACTCCAGTTCGCTGTCATAAACACCGATCAGCACATCCTGATTTCCGCCAGTTAACATACCGACGGTGAGCATCAGCGCGAACATCGTGCTCATGACGGGTCACCTTTTTGCGCGAGTAGCGCACCCAGGCGGCGGAAAAAAGAGCCGGTTTTTGCGATCTGATAACAAACCCTGCGAGCAAGAGCCTCGCTTTGCGTCAGGCGAAAAGCCTGCTGACGAGCGGGCTGGCGAGCATAATCAACCATGAAATTACCCCTACCATTGGTTTGTAAGCGACGGCCCAAAACAGAAGGCCGATAACTACCGAAATGACCATAGAGCGAATGCCGTTTTTACTCATTTCAGCTCCTGCCTTAACGCGGCAAACGGTGCTTGCTGACTAACCATTAATCAGGCTTTGCAATGCGGCGCCGGGTGCCTCCCGGTGACGGTAGCCAGTTAACAACTACTGCCGGCTGCTTCTTTTCCACCCCACCCGGGAAACAAGGCGGTACCGCTATAACTGAGCCGCGTGCGCATAGCCGCATTCACCGCATTGCAAAGCCTGCTGATTAGTTTTTCTGTCCCTTAAGGCCGGGTAGCCGAACGTTTTTTATCGGAGCAACGCAGCGCGTTGTTGATGAAATGAGTTTAACCATTACTAAACCTTTTTGTAAAGCGATAAGTAAACTTTTTGGTGAAGTAAATGCTAAACTTTTGCAGGGATTAGATTTTTAGAGGGAAAGAACAGAGTTGGTGGCGAAAAAAAACCGCCATATTGGCGGTTTAGATATTTGATAGCTATTAAAATCACTTTCTTGAAGCGAGTAACTCTTTGAAAAGCTCGTTAAATTTGTTGTATTTAGATTCAAAATCTTTGAGTGCTTCCCGCTTTGCCGAATCAGGAAATCCGCGAAAGTACTTTATGAGTTCTTCTTCTTCTGTACTTAGTTCTAAAGCAGCAAGTTTTGCAGCTGAGTTCTCATCATCAGCGTCAAGATAGCCGGCAGGCATGCCATAGTCTTTTTCTAGACGCCTTGCAGCCCTTTCACCAAAAGAACTCCGCCCATTTATCAGTTGCGATAAATAGCTCTTCTCTTTCTCTGGTAACGACTTTTCTGAGAACCACTCTTTAAGCCGTTTTCGTCTGATATCTGATGTCGTCATATGCGCATTTTGATTAGTAATTTATAAACAAGCAAATACTTGACTTTTAGGTTTAGTAATTTATAAACTCAAGCTACATTTACGAAGGAGCATGTATGCAACTCAAAGACTATCTCAGCATGAAAAGAGGAAACGCAAAAGCTTTAGCTGTAAAGCTTGAAGTTTCAACCTCTTACTTATCGCAAATGGCCTCGGGTAACGCAGCTATTTCACCCGCTCGCGCCATTCTTATTGAGCAACTAACAGATGGGCGAGTTACCCGAGCTGATTGTTTTCCAGATGAATGGCGAAGTATTTGGCCGGAATTTGTTCCCTCGGTCGAAACGCATAACGCTGATCAAGATCAGGGTCGGGGGTAGCGCATGCATTCGCTTCACTTCCAACAGAATACCGGAGCCGGTAGTCCCAGGCTGATAAACCGCAATCAGTCCGGCGGCCATGTTACTCATGATCAAATCCGTGCGGTTATCCGAGCTTGGTCAGCGTCGCTGGATAACCAGGATGTAGTCGCTGCACTGGTCATTGAGGAATGGGAAAGGCAGGGCGGTACCGGGCTAGATTTCCCTAAGGAACTGAGTCGCAGACGTCAGAAGTTGTTCCGCTGGCTCGATGGCGAAACGGAATATGCCCGAGAAAATATCAGGCAATTAACCCCGGCGATCTTAGCCGTTCTTCCCCTCGAATTCCGTAATCGACTGATGCCGCAGGACGATGCTTTGTCGCGTCTGGCTTCAGCTATCAAGGAGTGCGCTGAAGCAAAGCAGGCCGTGATGTTGAACGCGCCTGAGCACCAGAAATTAAAAGAGGTCAGTGAAGGGATTACTTCGTTGTTCCGGCTAATGCCAGAGCAGGCAGGCGTGCTGATGAGCATGGTCACTTCGATGTTGGGGGGCATGTGATGCGAAAGCCAAAAAAGGCGAAAGCCGGACTGCGCTAACAGTACCGACTTTCTATGCGAAATGACTGGATCAATTCACAGGGGCAATTATGAACACGAAACTAACCAATATCAATAACGGGGGTGCCAATGGCTAAAAATTCGATCGACGCTTACGGCGCCAACGGTAAAAGCAACGTGCTTTTTTTCGATCCGGAAAGTCTTCACCTGGTTACCGATACATCACACCCGCTATACGACGAGCGTGTACACCTGCCGCTGAGCGAATCGGTGATCCTCAACATCATGGAACTTGGTGTAATCGAGCCGATTATCGTGTGGAAGGACCCAGAGTCTGGAAAAACGTGTGTGGTGGCCGGTCGGCAGCGCGTGAAGAACGCCACAGAGGCAAATGCCAGGCGTAAGCGGGAAGGGCTAGAGCCCTGGCCGATCCCGGGCATTGCTAAGCGCGGGTCAGCTATTCAAATGGCCAAATACATGGTCAGCGAAAACGAGATAACGCAACCAGATACGCCACTGGGACGGGCTAAAAAAATGGTTCAGCAGATGGATTACGGGCATGACGAAAGTGATGTTGCTCTTCTTTTCGGCTGTAGCGTTAAAACTGTCCAGGCTACCGTGGCGCTCCTGGATGCGACGCAGGCTGTTCAAACTGCTGTTGAGTCCGGGAAAGTTACGGTCACACAAGCCCGCCAGCTCGTTGATATGCCTCCGGATAAACAACGTGAGACAGTCAAGCAGTTAGAGGCAGCCGCAGAGGGTGTAACTGGCCACGAGAAAGCACGCCGTCAGCGCGCTGTCCTCGGCGATACAAAGCCGCGACTTAAATCCCGTAAGGAAATCACCCAAACCCTTCAAAACGCCACCGGCGACTACGCCGCGGCTTTGCGATGGGTGCTCGGTGATGATAAGGCCCCGGATTAAATACTCAACGGGGTTTAAATTCGTGACTTCGTTAGTTGGATTTTGCAGTTTCAGCGGCTATTTGGAGCGCTGATATTAACGATTCGGCATCGTTGAAATGAAAGCGAATCGTATCAGATTCATCGCCCTGAACACTGCATTGAGAAATGATGATTTCGCTACCTTCAACAGAAATATCAATTTGATCGCGATGCGGAAGAGAAAAGGAAAATGACTCCATTTGAAAATCTCTTAAACGGTTTGTCTTGCTCATGAAAAGGGCTAAGTGGGTAGTTTATGGCTAGATATCGAAAAATAGAAGTTCAAATGTGGGGGGATAGTAAATTCCGCGCGCTGTCTGCGTTGCCGCCTTGCGGGCAAGGGCTCTGGCTGTATTTATTAACGAATGTAAATACGAGTCCTATACCTGGGTTATTTCGCGCGGGAAGGGCAGCGATCGCCGAAGAATTGGGATGGTCCCTTGAAGCCTTTGATAAAGCCTTTCAGGAAGCCTTTAACCAAGGGATGGTGAAAGCTGATTTTATATCTCGTGTTGTGTGGATTCCTAACGCGATAAAACACAATCGCCCGGAGTCCCCTAATGTAGTTATTTCCTGGGGAAAAGAGATTGATCTAATACCAGAATGCACCCTCAAGGATGAGGCAATAGCTACGCTATATGATCATATGCAACTAATTGATTCCGAATCAGATAAACCTGAGAAACGCTCTTATTCTACAGCCTTTGAGAAAGCCTTTGGAAAGGCTTTGGGAAAGCCTTTCGGGAAGTCTATCCCTAATCAGGAACAGGAACAGGAACAGGAACAGGAACAGGAACAGGAAGACGATAGTTCGGGGCATGGCTCCGCCACACCCCCAGGCGGTCAGAGTCAGAGCGAAGGCGATAAACCAGAACCGAAAAAAACATACCCGGATGAGTTCGAGTTGGTCTGGTCGATTTATCCAAAGCGGGCAGGGGGCAACAGTAAGTCCGATGCGTTCAAGGCCTGGAATGCCCGCATCAGGGATGGAACAGCTGCTGAGGAAATTTACTCAGGCGTGGAGCGCTACGCGGCTTTCGTGAAATTTGAGGGAAACCTGAACACGCAGTACGTGAAACAGGCGAAGACGTTTTTCGGTCCCGGTATGCATTTCAGCGAACCGTGGGCGATTCAGCAGGCGCCAGGCACACGAGATCCCAATCAGATTTCGGAGCCTGACAAAACCATCCCATCGGGATTCAAGGGGTAGCGATGAAAAACATTGTTGGTACCGGCAGCGCGCTGGAGCGCCTGAAACGAATTATTCCAGCGAGTGTGCAACCAAAATTCGGCACAGTCGCAGAATGGCGCGCCTGGCAAGAGTCCGAAGGGCGGAAGCGCTGCGAGGAACTGGAGCGGGAAAACCAGAAGACTCGCGCTGAGAAAATTTTTGGGCGCGCGGGTATTCAGGATCTGCACCGCAGCTGCACGTTCGCAAATTACCAGGTGAACGGCGATGGCCAGCGCCGGGCGTTAACGCTGGCAAAAAGCTACGCGCAGAACTTCGGTGACGGGTTTACCAGTTTTGTATTCAGTGGCAAGCCGGGTACCGGGAAAAATCATCTGGCCGCGGCGATCGGAAATTATCTGCTGCAGCGCGGGCATACCATTCTGGTGGTCACGATACCTGACCTGATGCTGCGGGTTCGGGAATGCTACGACACGGGAAAATCGGAAGCGGAACTACTGGACGACCTTTGCCGGGTTGATCTGCTGGTGCTGGACGAAGTGGGCATTCAGCGCGATAGCCGGAATGAGAAAGTCATTCTGAACCAGGTCATTGATCGCCGGCTTTCGTCGATGCGCCCGGTAGGGGTCCTGACCAACCTGAATTATGAATCGCTGGTGGAAACCCTCGGCGCGCGGATCCTCGACCGTCTCCAGATGGATAGCGGTATCTGGGTCAATTTCGACTGGGATAGTCACCGCAAAAATGTGCACCATTTGCGCGTTGTGAAGTGAGGAGATTATGGCTAACAAATCGCGCGAACAACAGCAGGCGAGCGTTCAGAAAATTATCGAACTGACTCTGGCGAGAGGCCGCCTGACGGTGAAAGAGGCCTGCGCCGAACTTCATATGTGTCGTGATTCCGTAGGAAAACATTTTCGTGCTGCGGCGCGTTCCGGAAAAGTCGTCCGCTATGGGCGTCTCGGGTTGTTTCGAGACCAACGAGCAACCATTGATTTTGATCTCAACAGATTTAGTTATCGTAAGAGCTCAGGAGCAGGCAAATGAGCAAACAACGTAAATGGCGCTTTGTCTTTGAAGGAGCTGAGCAGCGGGAAGGCGGTCATTATGTCGATAAGCCAGAGGCCAACAAATGACTAGAAACTTAACTGAAAAACGTATCGCTGAAATTCTCGCTCGCGCAGAAGTTTGCGACGACTCTGTTTTAACAGATTACGCTGATATAGCGTCAGCAATGCGCGAGCTACAGGAACGCCGCAAGGCTGAGCAGGACAGGGACCCACTAGCCTATACCGATGAGCGAAACATAGGCTATATCAACCAGGGTAGAGATACAGCGCATCTGTGGGGCGAGCAGAACTCAGAGCCAGCAGATGTCGCGCTCTACCGCCACGCGCAGCCAGCGCGGGTAGAGACCGAGGATTTATACAAACTCGCTAATCACATAGCCAGCAGCAAAAGCGGGCTGCCTGATGAATGGCTGGACTGGGCCAAGGAACTGGAAACTGATATTCGCCGCGCCGCCGTGCTTCAGGTAGGCAACTCTCTGGTAATTCCGGATTCTATCCGCGACGCTCTGCTCAAATCACTGGCCGCGATGGAATTCATGGGCGATACGCTGAATAACCTCGACGCTGTTTGTACCGAAGATGTTGGATTTGTAGCCCCAGCATTCGACGCGGTTCGTAGTGTGCTCGCAGCCGCCCAGCAGGAGGTGAAATAGTGGATCCTTCACGGGAATATGCCTGTGGTCGCAAAGATGATTATGAGAGAATAACCGAAGTCTTTTAGTGAATATTTATGTGTTGTAACTCAGATCTGAGCTAGCGCTCTTACGATACAGAGCTTAAGCTCAGCTGACAGGCAGCTTTGTGCCATAAGCGGACATTTTGAACTACCTAACGTTATATTTTCTCCTGATTGACGCGTGACGAAAGTTCCTGATGGCTCTCTTTTCGTTCGCTGTAGCGATCGGCAAGGTAACTGCTTTGCCCCTTGAACAGGAGAGTGATTTTAAATAACTCCTCGGCGACATCGACAATGCGGTCATACCAGGACGAAGGTTTCATTCGCCCGTTTTCATCGAATTCCTGCCAGGCTTTAGCGACTGAAGACTGGTTAGGAATAGTGAACATCCTCATCCAGCGGCCAAGAATTCGCATCTGGTTCACCGCATTAAAAGACTGCGAGCCGCCACATACCTGCATTACAGCGAGAGTTTTGCCTTGAGAAGGGCGGACCGCGCCTTCGCTTAACGGGATCCAGTCGATCTGGGCCTTCATCACCGCACTCATTGCCCCATGCCGCTCAGGAGGGCTCCACACCATTCCATCACACCATCTGACCAGTCCGCGCAGCTCTATGACTTTTGGGTGTGTATCCGGAGCATCATCCGGCAGGGGTAAACCTGAAGGATTAAACAGCCTGACTTCCGCCCCCATCGCCGTCAGCAGGCGACCCGCCTCTTCTGCTGCAAAACGACTGTACGAACGCTCTCTTACCGAGCCATACAGAATCAGAATGCGTGGAGATTCATTGAGCTGTAGGTGCTCAGCAATCTTTTTATCGAAACAATCAGCGTTCAGTGCAGGAAAGTGTTCCATTATTTCTCCTCCGGGATATTACGGTGATTTCAAAGCTAATGCATATGGTTTACCATATGTATATTCTGAAGGGAACGGAGTAATCAATGCTACAGCCTGTTCAGCTTTTTAAAATCCTGTCGGATGAAACACGTCTCGCCATTGTCATGCTTCTCCGAGAGTCCGGCGAACTATGCGTATGCGATATATGTGCGGTCACTACTGAGTCACAGCCCAAAATATCTCGCCATATGGCTATTCTGCGTGAAGCAGAGTTAGTGCTTGACCGCCGGGAAGGCAAATGGATTCACTACCGTCTGTCTCCCCACATGCCAGCGTGGGCGGCTGAGACGATCACGACGACCTGGCAATGTATGAGAGAAGATGTGGGTGAATGGCTGTCAAAATCAGCCTGTACATCATGCTGAGAATTTTTCATCACATATACATAACCATATGCAAAGGAACCTGAAATGATTTTGGCAGGGAGTATATTTATACTGACGCTGGTCCTGGTCATCTGGCAGCCCAGAGGTCTAAGCATCGGTTGGAGTGCAAGTATCGGAGCAGTGTTGGCGCTGGGAACGGGAGTTATCCACATTCATGATATCCCTGTAGTCTGGAACATCGTCTGGAACGCAACAGCGGCATTCATTGCGGTGATCATCATCAGCCTGCTGCTCGATGAGTCCGGTTTCTTTGAATGGGCCGCGCTGCATGTTTCCAGATGGGGTAACGGGCACGGCCGCCTGCTGTTTACCTGGATAGTACTGCTTGGCGCAGCTGTTGCTGCTCTGTTTGCTAACGACGGTGCCGCGCTGATACTGACGCCAATTGTGATTGCAATGCTGCTCGCACTGGGGTTCAGCCAGGCGACGACGCTGGCCTTTGTTATGGCTGCGGGATTTATTGCCGATACCGCCAGCCTGCCGCTGATAGTTTCCAACCTGGTGAATATTGTCTCGGCGGATTTCTTCGATCTGGGCTTTACGCAGTACGCCTCCGTGATGGTCCCTGTGAACCTTGCGGCCATCGCTGCAACGCTGGCCATGCTCCATCTCTTCTTCCGCCGCGATATTCCGGCCAGATATGACGTTTCACTGCTCAAAACGCCTGCCAGCGCGATTAAAGATCCAGCGACGTTCAGGGCGGGCTGGGTTGTTTTACTGTTCTTGCTGACCGGTTTCTTTGTTCTGGAGCCGCTGGGGATCCCTGTAAGTGCGATAGCAGCAGTTGGGGCTGCGGTGCTTTTCGTGGTAGCAAAGCGTGGTCATGCCATAAATACCGGGAAAGTGCTGCGCGGTGCGCCCTGGCAGATAGTGATTTTCTCGCTGGGTATGTATCTGGTCGTCTACGGCCTGCGTAACGCTGGACTGACTGAGTCTCTTTCAGCCGTACTCAATATGCTGGCAGACAAAGGTTTATGGGCTGCTACGTTCGGTACCGGCTTCCTGACTGCGTTCCTGGCGTCTGTGATGAACAATATGCCGACGGTACTCATTGGCGCATTGTCTATAGACGGGAGCACTGCGTCCGGCATAGCCAGAGAGGCGATGATTTATGCCAATGTGATTGGCTGCGATTTAGGTCCTAAAATCACCCCGATAGGCAGTCTGGCAACCCTGTTATGGCTTCATGTGTTGGCACAGAAAAACATGACCATCACCTGGGGGTATTACTTCCGCACGGGCATAATCATGACTCTGCCCGTGCTGTTTGTCACTCTGGCCGCGCTGGCGTTACGGCTCTCCGTCACTTTGTAATGAGATACAGATATGAGCAACATTACCATCTATCACAATCCGGCCTGTGGGACCTCACGTAACACGCTGGAGATGATCCGTAACAGCGGTAACGAACCAACCATTATTTATTATCTCGATACTCCCCCGACTCGTGATGAACTTATCAAACTGATTTCAGATATGGGTATTGGAGTACGTGCATTGCTGCGTAAGAACGTCGAACCCTATGAGCAGTTGGGTCTTGATGAAGAGAAATTTAGTGATGAGCAGTTGATTGATTTCATGCTTCAACACCCGATCCTGATTAATCGGCCGGTAGTCGTTACGCCGCTTGGCACTCGTCTTTGCCGCCCTTCAGAAATAGTGTTGGATATTCTACCGGAAGGTCAGAAAGGAGTGTTTACCAAAGAGGATGGCGAGAAAGTCATTGACGAAATGGGGAAACGGGTTAAGTAATCTGCCCACTTCAAAATATCGGACGCCTGTTAATGCTTTGCGGGCGTCCGCTTTTTGCTCTCAGGAGACCTACAGCGTCACGTGTTTGTCTGCTGTGTGCCAGGAGCGGACTTTACTCTCTTACATTTTACGGAATGTGAGTGCGCTACAAATGTGGATCAAGGCTCCAGATACCACGAGCCAGTGACGCGTACTACTTCGATACGTCCGGCCGTAACAAAAAATAAACCTTGTCAATTCAACCCGCTACGGCGGGTTTTTTTATGCAACTACTGATAGAAAAGTTAACAATTCGTTCTCTTAAGATATTGAACATTTATCGGCATGGGTGTACTGTTTATTTATACAGTATATCGATGTCGAGGTTACTATGAGAATTGAAATCACAATCGACCGCAAGAAGGTGTTGCCAGATGGTGCTGAGCCTGCCCTTGAAGCTGAACTGCTGCGGCGGTTCAGCCAGAAGTATGAGGACTGCAAATTATCAGTACGTCGCTCCGGGGCTGATAGTCTGAGTGTTTTGGGTGGTATTGATGGCGATAGAGAAACGATAGAAGAGATTCTGCAGGAAACGTGGGAAAGTGCCGACGACTGGTTTTACTGAATTGGCTTTAGTTGGTAGCAGGCATTTTTGTCAGAGCATCGCATACAGCGTTTCCCTCAGATGCAGCTGCCAGACATCTTTTTAGTCTGAATGTAGCTCGGGGAGGGGCGATGGATATTGAAGAGGCCATTCGTATAATCAAAAAAGGTGGCGAATACCGAATAAAATGCAATGGTGACCAGGTTATCGTCCTTGAAAAGATCAGCGAAAAGCAATTTCTAGCTACCATCGAAGAGTTTGTAGAATTGTCTATTGAAGCTGGGATAATTGACCCGGCATATATAAACTTGCCATAATCAATTTGCCGCCTGAACAACGGCATCGGAGTATTGCAGCGCCACCGGAGAATCACGATGGCGCATTTGCACCTAATAAAGCAGTCACAAGGCATACTGATCCCCGCCACGCAGGAGACCAGCGAATTTCTGCAATCAAAATGCAGGCTCGGCGCCGTCCTGGAAGCCGACTATAAACTCGTCCGCAACCCGGCGTTTCATCGCCGCTACTTTGCTTTACTCAATCTCGGCTTTGACTACTGGGAACCTACCGGCGGAGCGATCTCATCCAATGAGCGCAAGCTTGTGTATGGCTACGCCAGTTTTCTAGCCGCCTATGGCGGTAACGAATCAGCCCTTCTTGATGCCGCAGAACAATACCTCGATCGCGTAGCCGAGAAACGCGCCGGCAGCATCAGCATCTGTAAATCTTTTGACGCCTATCGGACGTGGGTCATTGTCGAGGCAGGGCATTATGACGCCATACAACTGCCGGACGGAACGCTAAAAAAACATCCCCGTAGCATTTCTTTCTCCAGCATGGACGACACCGAATTCCATGAATTGTACAAGGCGTCGTTGGATGTTCTCTGGCGCTGGATACTCTCCCGTTCATTCAACAGCCAGATGGAAGTCGAGAACGCCGCAAACCAGTTACTGAGCTTCGCGGGGTGAGGACTATGAAGAAATCATGGTTCGCACATACCGAATGCACAACAGCCCAGGCAGACGAGCTGGTGGCTAAATACCGGCAGCGGGGCATCAAGGTTGAACGCAGTTTAAACCCAGACCTTATTACCTGGACCGTCAGCGCGCAGCTGGTTGAGGACAAGAACCCTCCGCGGCCGGATTCCCGCTGGCGTAATCGGATGTGGGGGTGATTATGGCAAACCTTCGCAAAGCGGCTCGTGGCCGCGAATGTACCGTGCGGATACCCGGGTACTGCAACGGCAACCCGGAAACCAGTGTTCTCGCGCATTACCGTCTGGCGGGAACGTGTGGTACCGGGTGCAAACCTGATGATACCCAAGCGGCAATAGCCTGCTGCGGGTGTCATGACCTGATCGACGGCAGAAAGAATACCACCGATTACACCTACGACGAATTGCGCCTGATGCATGCCGAAGGTGTGCTCAGGACTTTGGCCTTATGGAAAAAAGAGGGGCTACTGAAAGCATGAAACTCGAAGCATCACTCAAACACTTCAGCCCCCAGGGCACGCAAATTAGCGACAGAATGAATAAAACAGGAGCACACAACAATGCGTGATATGTACGAAGTATTAGACCGTTGGGGCGCGTGGGCTGCAGCTGACGGTAACGGCGTTGACTGGCAGCCAATCGCTGCAGGATTTAAAGGCCTACTGCCACATGGCAAAAAATCACGTCTACAGTGCGATGATGACGAAGGGATCATGATTGATGGTTGTGTTGCTCGATTGAAGAAGCACAAACCTGAAGAGTACGAGCTGATAATCGCTCACTTCGTTGTTGGCGTTTCGCTAAGAACGATTGCGAAAAAAAGAAAATGTTGTGATGGAACTATTCGCAAGGAACTTCAAATGGCTATGGGATTCATTGACGGTTGTCTAGCAATGCTTGCTCAGTGTATGGCATAAAAAATAGAATAGATTTACTGTCGACTTTTCAAAAAATGCAGGGAACTGTTTATATCCAACGTAAATAAGGCCTCCATAAAACATGGCTGATGCGAGATGTTTAACAGTTCTCATCCTATTTTTAGCTTTATCGATCAGCCCTATAATGCTACTCTTTATACTGTCTGCGCTATCTTTGATTTCTTTGTTTTCTTCAAACTTTAAATACTTATCGAAAGCAGACTCCACCCGAAAACGTAAGTTGTCGAATGTTTCATTGAATATCTCAACGGAAATGTAATTGACTCTTTTTATCATCCAAAGCCCAACGATAATTAATATTGCTTCGGTTGTTTCATTAGCCTTAACTAAGCCACCTGCTGCTATTAGCGCACCGGGAATAGTCAATGCTTTTGTCTGGTTAGATGATATAAATTCATTAATCTTACTTGTGAACTCAAGATTTTTCTCATCGAGTTCATTGAGTATTTTATTTACAGAAAACCTCTTTGTGTAAACCTCATAAAGTTCGTCATATTTTTTTCTAATGTGCTCAGTCGAGTTAAGTAAGTCAAGGAAATTAAATAGGCTATTTGCCTTAAATACTTCGTTTATAGCCGAGCGTATAACAAGTTTTCGCTCGCTTTTATGCAAGTCTTTGATTTTTATTGTGTCGAACAATTCCTTTATAATTTCATATTTAAGAGATGCGTTAGATAGGCTCTCAATTTCACTATATTGCAAAGAATGCTTAAGTTCGACTGTAAAGCTTTTGTTATCATTGGTGAAAAATAAGACAGAGCAATCGTTATTATGATGATCGGAAATTAATGAAAGAATATCTTTCCACATAAAGAAAATATGGATTTTTTCGATGCTTTCATTTTTAGTGGCAGGGAAAATTAAAGGTGTTCCGATGATGTAATTATTCGGAAGTGAGCTTAGAGTGTTTACTCTAGACCAAAAGGACTCAATATTCTCATAAATTAAAGAATCGTTCCAGGATAAAGCTTGGCGATCCAGCCAAACTTCATTCTTTTCAATGCAATCTGTTGCCTTTTTATAACCTAATGACTGTAATAGTCTGATTATTTCAGGGCTATTTACGGTAATAATGCTTTCTTCAAGACATATGACAGTATAGGAAGCCTCTACTCTGCTTGAGGCCCCATTTAAAACCTGTGCTAGTCTTGATAAGTCATCAGCAATTGTCATTATTAACTGTCTCTATATCTTTTGAGTTCATCATAATCTGCTTGACTTAATTTTATCACAACTTCGCACTTATTGTCAGTGAGAATTACAGGTTTGTTAGAGTTTTCATCTCCAATAGCTCCACGCATTATTTTCAACTTAAAATTGTTATCGTTATCAGCCACTTCAATTGTAAGTGCACTCTCTGCAGCTTTAGGGGTGGGTTCAAATTGAGGGTCAATCTGGAAACCATTTATATTAACAAAATCGACAAATGTGCCCCTGCATTCATGTGTATCAATAAGGCACTGGTCAATTATTTTAGAAATATCTTCAATCTTAACGGATTTATTTCCGCTTTTATCTTTTGATTTTTTATCTAATAAGCCTTTGACTTCGTTGTCAATCATATCACGCAGTACACGACCAAGTGAGTTTTTGTTAGCAAAAATATCTATAGCGCTAAATAATTGTTGAATACTTCTTTTGTTGTCTGAATCATGTCGGCAACCTAATGATTCTTTGAAAAAATCGCTTTTAGATTTGCCTTGCAAGAAATGGACATATGAGTCTCCTTTGTTTTCTGGATAGCTAGCTTCAAATAAAGTTAAATCGAACATTGCAGCCTGTCGTAAAGCATCGGTATTTATTGGATTTAGTCTTGTTGGAGTCAATTTATCCGAATCAAAATCATAGGCGCTTTGTTTATCAACCATTACAATTAGAAGTCTACCCAAATCCTCTGGCTCAGCTGACCTGTAGTGGATGAAAACAACACACCCCCCCTGAAGTTGGGCAACTCTCGATTCGTTATTAGCATTATACTTGAGCTTGTCGATTATGGTTTTGGATAACTCAGTGAATTCATTGTTTTTATTAATGTATTTTTTTAGAATTATTGGGATTGAGAAGGGGGTGCTATCTGAATCAAGAAAATTATGGAATTTGTTTTTTCGGCTAAATTTTTTCTCTATCCTGGTTATGAATTCAGATGCGACTTCATTTTTTAGATCCCAAACTTCGCCTAATCGATAATCAAATACTCTTGAATCGTTTTTTTCGAGATTTGCTGTAACAGCACCAATAGGAAAATATGATTGTTTGTCCAGCACTACAACATGGGGGGTGGCTCCGCATTTATCACAAGCTACTGTGGGGTCGTCAAGAACATTGCCACATTCTAAACAAGTAATATCCATTATATATCCCGAATTATAAGAATAAATTAATATGGTTAAAAATTTTATCAAAACCCTAACGCGTACGCAAAAACTATCGTACTCTGTTAGGGGTGGTCACTTCGACACACCGCCTAATCTTCTAAATCCTGTCAGAAATGGCGGTATTTTGCTTTCCGGCGATACGACAGGGATGCTCGCGAGATGCAATGCATCAGTACCCCTGTCATAGCGTCGTACGGCAATCTATAAAAGCTGACTTTAGTTACAGCAAATCAATGTATTGACGAGCTCGCACTATCCCAGCTAATTTGAGCATGTGGTGAATCCCCCTATGCGGAGGGGCGGAAACAGCTTAAATGGAATCCTTATGATTCACTAGGACCGCAAGCCATGGTTGCTGACCAAAGGCTTACTGAGAGGCACTCAGCACCACACCCCAATTTAAGCCCACGTTAACTCGTGGGCTTTTCTATTTCAGGCTCACGGGAATCATCCTCGACGCGTGTTGTTGTTATTCCAGCCCGTGAGCTTGACCCCTTTCTAAAACACAGCGCCATCCGTATATCGGAGGTGAGAGACTATGAAAATGCCTGACAAAATCTTCTCGGCGGCCTCGTACTGCACGTCAGGCGGCCTGATATGTACCGGACTGGCGAAAACCTATGACTGGTTTCATGGGCTGGACTGGAATTTTATTGCTCTGGCAAGCGGCGTGATAATTGGCGTCGCTACCTACCTGACTAATCTCTACTTCAAGCGCCGCTGGACGAAGATGTATCAGCAGTCTCTCGATCGTGGCTATGGCGGCCCACCTCCACAGGATAATTAAGATGGCTAACCTGAAGACAAAACTCAGCGCGGCCATGCTGGCGCTGATTGCCGCTGGCGCCTCAGCTCCAGTACTGATGGATCAGTTTCTGAACGAGAAAGAGGGTAACAGCCTGACGTCATACCGTGATGGTTCCGGCTTCTGGACGATTTGTCGGGGGGCAACCCGCATTGACGGTAAACCCGTGACGAAAGGCATGAAGTTAACCCAGGCCAAATGCGGACAAGTAAACGCCATCGAGCGCAACAAGGCACTGACGTGGGTCGACCAGAACATCAAAGTTCCGTTGACCCCGCCGCAGAAAGTCGGTATCGCTAGCTTCTGTCCGTACAACATTGGTCCCGGAAAATGTTTCCCCTCAACGTTCTATCAGCGCATTAACGCCGGCGACCGAAAAGGTGCATGCGAGGCTATTCGCTGGTGGATTAAAGACGGTGGCCGCGACTGCCGCCTGACAAAAGGGCAGGCCACCGGCTGTTATGGCCAGGTCGAACGGCGAGACCAGGAAAGCGCGTTGACGTGCTGGGGATTGGATCAATGAGCCGCTTAACCGCCATTTTCAGCGCAGTAGTAATTTTGCTGCTTTGCTGTGTTTTCTCATGGCGAGCCGGCTGGAGCTCTCATGCTGACCATATCAACGCTCAGGCAGCGAAGAAGAAAGAGAAGGCCGAAAAAGCTATTCAGCCGGTAGAGCAAAAGGCCGCTTCCGCCTCAGAAGAGGGCAAGGTCATCTACCGAACCATAACCCGCGACGTGGTGAAATATGTCCAGTCTCCGAATCGTACTGTGTGCAGGTTTGACGATGATGCTGTGCAGCTGCGCCAGCGTGCCATCGACGCTGCCAACGCCATCTCCGGATTTGATGAACCCTCCTTGCAAGGGAAGTGACGCCGGCAAAGACAGCGACGAAGACCTGCAATCTGATATCGAAACAGCCCAGTGTCTTCGGCAACTCCGGTTAGATAAATATCGCTGGCAAGCCTACTATCGGGCGATAAGCCAGTAGCAGGACTACATCCGCAAGCAGTGTCTGAAGTAGGGATTACAGAGCCATGTCAAAGCGGCTCACCAATCGTCACCGCTTCCTACCGCCATTTATTCTTACGAAAATCCTTACGAAAGGTTGAATGCTCTCGGCGTCTGCCACGCACATGAGCAACGAGGAAGTATACAGCAAGAACCAAAAACACTACTGAGATTCCCAGCGTGATTATGTCAGTCATTGGATTACTCCTAGGTGGCTTACGATAATTCCTACTACGTATTGCATTAATGTGATGTGTGTCAATGTTTATTTGAGATGTTGCGGCGGTCTCCCGCACGCAGTTTCCGAGGTGACGATGCTCATTCTCTTCATTCTCCTGTCGATATGGCTCTGTCGACTACCGGAGAGGCCGGCCTTGCTAGCAGTCAGTCCATATATCTCTACGCTGGCCCACTCAACTGAGTATCCAGCACGCAGTAAGGGGCTGCGCTGAGATAAGAGCCGCTACAAGAATCGCCTCGCAATAGCGGGGCTTTTTACTAACCGAGGAGTTCCAATGACTGTACGTGCAAAATTTCAATGTAACAGCATCAATAAATCGCCAGACAACTCTACTGCTGTCGTTAATATGATGGCGGTAACGACCGGCAGTGCGGAGAACGAAACTTGGTCGAAGTATACCCCTAGCGGTCAACTGCAGATGGTCATCTCTAACCCCGCAGCGGCAGAACAGTTTGAGCAGGGTAAAGAGTATTTCATCGATATCATCCCGGCTGAGTAGGGCATTACAGAGCCACCTTGCGAGTTGGCTCGATAATGTTCTCCACACCGTATAGAGAGTGCCGGTTTAAATCTTGAAAGTGGACAGTAGTTTCGTTTACCTGAACTGAAGCCTAAGTGCCGATCAAGCTTCAGGAGAACAGTTAATCAGTTACTTAATAGGTTTACTTTCAGAGGGAAGGAAAATGTTTCCGCAGTAGGGACAGATTAACGTTACATCATTTTTTATTCTCGATAGGGTGTATGTTGACTGGCGAGAACAGTGAGGGCAGGTGCTTTTTAAAGGTCTGAGTGTACGTATCTTGTCTTTGAGCGTCGACATGGCGTTTGTCCTTAGTGAGTGATTGCTAACCATACACTATAGGACAGGGGATAGCTCACTTTATAACCTCCCTAGCCCTGTGGTTACTTGCTTTTTGTGCGAGGGATATGGCAACAAATGACTAAAGCTAATTTCGTTAGGAAAAAGCTATTACCGAAACGCTGCACCAGCTCAATTGTAAGTAAACCATCCAACGGATTTTTAACGGTTTTCACTGAGTGACTGTGATAATGTCCAAACAACATCAGGGGCCGTCACATGATCTCATGCGATGAAGTTTAGGACCATGGAAGGTCAAATTTACGGATTTTCGCAAAAAAATGACTATTCACAGTGATATCGAGGCATATTTCTTACTTCTACTCAGCATGTGGCCAGTGTTGATAACTTTGTGTATCGCAATGTCTTTAGCTTTTTACGGTGTGTTAATGCGTAAAACTTCAATTATTTTCATAGTGCTTGCAATGGCTATTGGTGTATTGGGCTGGTTCTATACGTGACTGAGCCAGTAAGGTTTCGAATAAATAAACAAAGACCAAGGTCGCTGATGCGGCTTTTTATTGGCCATACAGGAGCCATTCCAAAAATAAGAAAACATGAGATTGTTAAGGGTATTGCTTTGTCTTATGTTTAAGGCGTCAAGTTAACCTAAAGGAACAATTATCATGTCTAAACGTCGCACTCTCAAAACTGCACTGGCGGCGGTTATTTCACTTGCTGTGCTTGCTGCTCCTGTTTACGCAAACCCAGGTAATGGTAATGGCGGAGGTGGGCATGGTAACAGCGGCGGCGGTGGCAATCATGGCAATAGTGGCAACCACGGGAATAGCGGAGACCACGGGGACAAAGCTCAGGGGAACGGTAAGTCAGGTGATGAACATGGAAATCGTAAAAATTACGGTAAGCCAGACCATGTAGACTCAGACATCAGCTTCTCTCGAGCACGTTCTTTGGCGGTGAACTACGGGTTGGTTGGTTATCAGGCTTTGCCGCCGGGGATTGCTAAGAACTTAGTGCGTGGCAAGCCGTTACCTCCGGGGATTGCAAAGAAAACGCTTCCAGCATCGATGATCAACGACCTGCCATATTATCCTGGTTATGAATGGCGAGCAGTTGGTGATGATTTGGTATTAGTCGCATTAAGTACGGCTATCGTTACTTCAGTAATCAACGGTGTTTTTGACTAAAATATCTATGATAGACGCGCCCTGTAGGGCTATTTAATGTCATCACAAAGGCCACCTCCGGGTGGCTTTTTTAATGGCATTACAGAAGGTACTACGAATAGTGACTTCGGTAATGCTCCCCACATCGCACAGAGGTAAGAAATGGCAGAAATCACCGCAGAAGAACAAATTCGCCTTAATCTGCTTTCCGTCCTGAACTACGACACAGCAGCCGCTGCTAAGGCGATTGCATTCGTACAGGACAGTCAGCTGAAGTATCAGATTTTCATCCAACAGTACAACCGGGTTGTAACCGAATCGGAAGTGGTAGCTAAGACCATCAAGGCGATTCAGGAAGCGACGGAAGCGCTGGCCCTGTTTGATACTGGCACCGAGTAATCCAGTTAAGGAACTCATTACAAAGGCCATCAGATAGCTGTTGGCTTTTTTAATGGCTTCAACTATAGGAAAAGACCATGGCAAAACCGGACTGGGGCGAGCTTCAGCAACGGTTCCTGTCCGATCATGCCGCAACCGGCGTATCACCGAAGGATTGGTGTGAAGCGCAGGGACTGAACTACGCTACCGCCCGTCGATATATCAAAAAACCTTCTGCGCAAACTGCGCAAAAACCAGCGCAGAAGAAATTGCGCACTGCGCAAAAGGAAAAGTGCGCAGAAGAGCTGGCGGATGATGATGGTCTCACCGCTCAACAGCGTTTATTTGTCGCGGAATACCTGAAGGACAACAACGCCACGCAGGCCGCCATTCGTGCTGGGTACAGTAAGAAGACTGCTGAACAAATTGGTTATCAGCTGCTTCAGAAACCTTCAGTTGCGCAGGCCATTGCGCAGCAGCAGAAAGCGTCCATTGTGCGCACGCTCGGCAGCGCGGATGAAGTGCTCGAACAGATGTGGCAGCTTGCCACCTTCGATGCCAATCAGCTTTCAAAGTATCACCGCGGGAGTTGTCGTTACTGTTGGGGTTTCGGCCACCAGTATCAATGGCGTGATGCTGTTGAGTTTGATGAGGCTGGCGAGGAAGCCAATGTGAAGAAAAGAGTAGCCCCGCGAGATGATGGCGGCTACGGCTACAACCATACGCGTGATCCTAACCCTGAGTGCCCGCGCTGCAATGGCGAGGGAATTGGTCGGGTTGTTATGCAGAGCACCGATAAATTAGAAGGCGCTGCTGCTATGTCCTATTCCGGCGTAAAGGTTGGTAAGGCCGGTATCGAAATAACCTCAATCAGCCGTGAACGGATGTTTGAGGCTGTCGCTAAACGCCTCGGCCTGGCTGACAGTGAATTTGCTCAGCGCCTGCAGCAGATTGAAATCGAGCGCCGACAGCTGGAGGTCGAAAAATTACGGAAAGAGCTCGCAGCTGATCCTGAAGATGACGAACCAACGCCGGTAGCGATCAATATCAACGTCGTGGATGCAAGAGTGAGGGAAGAGGATGGCGATAGCACCGACGCTTAACATCCCTCAGGCCCGCTTTCTCGCGATGCAGAGAAAATTCAGAGCATTTGTCAGTGGGTTCGGTAGCGGGAAAACCTGGGTGGGATGCAGTTCCATATGTAGGGGGATGTGGGAGCACCCTAAAATCAACCAGGGCTATTTTGCACCAACGTATCCCCAGATCCGCGACATATTTTATCCCACGGTTGAAGAGGTGGCCTTTGACTGGGGCCTGAATGTCAAAATCAACGAAGGTAATAAAGAGGTTCATTTCTACGCTGGGCGTCAGTATCGCGGAACGACAATCTGCCGTTCAATGGAGAAGCCGCACACCATCGTTGGTTTTAAAATCGGTAATGCGCTGATTGATGAACTGGACGTGATGCCCGCCAAAAAGGCAGAGTTAGCCTGGCGGAAAATCATTGCCCGTATGCGCTATAACATAGCCGGATTACGGAACGGGATAGATGTCACCACGACGCCTGAAGGATTTAAGTTCGTCTATCAACAGTTCGTCAAAGCGATCCGCGAAGACCCGGAACTCGCAACTCTGTATGGCCTGGTGCAGGCTTCAACATTCGATAACGAAAAAAACCTGCCAGATGACTATATTCCTTCTCTTCTGGCGAGTTATCCGCCTGAGTTGATTAAAGCGTACCTGCGCGGCCAGTTTACCAACCTGACCAGCGGGACGATTTACCACCAGTTCGACCGCAAGCTGAATAACTGCAAAGAAGAAGAGCAGCCGGGTGAGCCGCTTTATATCGGTATGGATTTCAACGTGGGGAAAATGGCCGGGATTGTTCACGTTCTCCGCCTCGGGCTTCCCTGTGCCGTAACGGAAATCATCAAGGCTTACGACACCCCGGACATCATTCGCATCATCAAAGAGCGGTTCTGGCTGTATGACGGCCATGACTATCGAAAGGTGCGGGAAATCTACATTTACCCAGACGCTTCTGGCGATTCCCGAAAATCAGCTCATGCCAGCACTACGGATATCGCCCAGCTTAAGCAGGCTGGTTTCAACGTGATCGTGAACAATTCAAACCCGCCGGTAAAAGACCGTATCAATTCGATGAATGCCATGTTCTGTAACGGCAAAGGCGAGCGTCGCTACAAAGTAAATGTGAAGCGGTGTCCGGTCTATACGGAATCGCTTGAGCAGCAGGTATGGGGTGAAAACGGCGAGCCAGATAAAAAAGCCGATAACGATCACCCCAACGATGCCGGCGGCTACTTCATCGTGAAACAGTTCCCGATCGTCAAACCAACCGGCAAAGTCACTAAACTGCGGATGTAATACCATGCCAGATATTTCAACACCCAATCTCGATTACAACGACATGATAGAGGCGTGGGATATCAACGATGCGTTGATGGGCGGCACGCTCGAAATGCGTCGCCAGGGTACGACGTATCTCCCTAAGTGGCCTAACGAAGACCCTGACAGCTACAAAGAACGATTAGCGGTTGCAACCTTGCTCCCTGCCTATGAAGAAGCCATTAAACAGAATATTGGGCGGGTATTTGCTGAGCCCACGGTTCTGAGTGAAGACACGCCTGAAACAATACAGGAGTTGGCGCCTGATATTGATATGGAAGGAAACCGGATCGATGTCTGGGCACAGCAATTTTTCAGTATCGGATTCCAGTATGGTCTGGTGCATGCGCTGGTGGATTTCCCGAAGGTTGACCCGGAGGCAGTAAAAACAAAGGCCGACGAAAAAGCAGCAGGCTCCCGCCCATACGCCACGATGCTTAACCCCCGGCAGGTCATTGGCTGGAAGTCGAAAGTTGCCAAAGGGAAGGTGGTGCTGACCGACCTGCGTATTAAAGAGGTGATCGTTGTCGATGGCGAAGATTACGGGCAGACAAAGGTGGAGCAAATTCGCCATATCATGCCCCGCAAAGTCGAAATTTATCGCCGTAACAAGGGGGATAACGGCGAAAGTCAGTGGCAACTTCACGACGAGTGGGAAACCAGCCGTGATGATATTCCCCTGGTGACGCTCTACACGAAACGAACAGGATTTATGCGCGGCTCTCCACCGCTGCTAAACCTGGCATTGCTGAACATCAAGCACTGGCAGAGCCAGAGCGAGCAAGACAACATCCTGCACGTCGCGCGTGTTCCGCTGCTGGTGGCTTACGGTCTGGCCGATAACGAAACGCTAACGATCGGCTCTTCTACCGCGACTCGTTTCGAAGACCGCGAGCGGCAGGGCCTTGAGTATGTTGAGCATACCGGCGCAGCCATCGGCGCCGGGAAAATCTCACTGGAAGACCTGGAAAACCAGATGCGTCAGGCCGGGGCAAAGTTGCTGCGCGCAGAAAACACCTCAACCAAATCTGATGACCAGACGCATGAAGAGCACATGCAGGAGAATTCACCTCTTTATACGATGGCAAGCTCACTGGAAGACGCGCTCGATAACATTCTGCAGATCATGGCGGAATGGCTGGACGAAAAAGAAGGCGGTAATGTTGATGTGCGTACCGAGCTGGATGTTTCGGCACAGACATTCGACTCTGCGGCCGCGACGGCGGTTCAGTCACTTCGGCAGGGTGGAGATATTCGCCAGATTGATGCGGTTCGCGTGCTTCAGGCGCTGAAATTCATCGACCCGGACGCGAAACCGGAAGAGGTGATCGACGAACTGAGGAACCAGCAGGTGACGCTGGCCGGCGGCCCGAATAATCCAGGTGGTTGAGATGGCAACGGCGAATGAAAAACTCAGTGACGAAAGCCTGGCTCACGCGATTTTGGTGAGTCAGTACAGTACTGGCGTCGCGAACAGGATGATAAAACTCCTGAATGACAGCGACGCAGAACTGACGGCCCGGCTGCTGGTGGCGATGGATACTCTCGATGCTGAAAGTTTCACGGTGTCGAGGCTCGAATCTCTGCTGGTCAGCGTCAGGGCACTAAATCATGATGTGGTGCAGTCGATGAGCGAAAGCCTCGCTGGCGAGTTGCAGGAGCTGGCGCATCATGAGGCAGGATTTCAGCTAAGTCTCTTCCAGTTTGCGATCCCTGATGATGTGCTGGCGTTTCATCCGCTGGTGGGCATTTCCCCGGACGCCGTTTATGCCGCGGCAATGGCCCGACCGTTTCAGGGGCGGTTACTGAGCGAGTGGGCCAGCAGCCTTGAAGCCGACCGTATGACACGCATCACCAATACCGTCAGGCAGGGCTTCCTGCTGGGCGATACAACGGAACAGATTGCGCGTAAGGTTCGCGGCCATGCTAACCGCGGCTACCAGGACGGCGCGCTGCAAATGAGCCGGTCAAACGCCGGTAGTATTGCTAAAACAGCTGTAGGGCATCTGGCGGCAACTGCGCGCCAGAGTTTTGCGACGGCGAACGACGACATTCTGAAGGGCAAGCAGTGGCTATCCACTTTGGATAACCGGACATCAAAAGATTGCCGGATTCGTGACCGCCTCAAATACACCCTGGATGGTAAACCCATCGGCCACAAAATCCCCTACCTGCAGGGGCCGGGGAAAATTCACTTTTGCTGTCGCAGCGTCGAAACGTACATCCTTAAATCGGCGGACGAGCTCGGTATTGCCGTAGGTCAAATATCAGATAGCTCCCGCGCCAGCATGGATGGTCAGGTGCCTGCGGATACCGATTATCAGGGCTGGTTCTCGCGACAATCATTCACGCGGCAGTCCCAGATTGTCGGCGTGACGCGCGCCAGGCTGATTCGTGATGGCGGCATGTCTCCTGATGAGTTCTACAACGACAGGGGCGAATGGTTGACGCTGGACCAGCTACGGGAACATGACGAAAAGGCATTCAGTAACGCCAGGCTTTAATTCTCCATACAACCTCAAACAGGCTGCCTCCGGGCGGCCTTTTTTATTGCCGCAATCCGGATGGTGAGCGGTGCAACGGTCGGATGACCCTGAAAAGGTATCAACATGAAACTGAAGACAGCAGAAGTAAACGGCAAGCAGTATGCAGAAATTGACGCGAGCGGTCTGCCCGTCTACGTCCACGACGACGGCCAGGAGGTCGGTTTTGATGCCGTCCAGGCGGTGGGGAAAATTTCAGCCCTGAATGGTGAGGCAAAATCTCATCGTGAAGCCAAAGAGGCTGCCGAAGCCAACCTGGCTAAATTTGCCAAAATCGGTGACCCAACTAAGGCTCTCGAAGCGCTCGACATGATGACTAAAATCGACCAGAAAAAGCTGATCGAAGCGGGTGCTGTTGACCAGGTGAAAGCGGATATCACCGCATCGTTCCAGACTCAGCTCGATGAAGCCACTCAGCGCGCGACCACCCTTGAAGGCCAGCTCTATCAGGAAATGATCGGCGGTCGGTTCTCTGGCTCGAAATTCATCGCAGATAAAGTGGCAATTCCGTCCGACATGCTTCAAGCCCGCTTTGGTCAATCGTTCAAAGTCGAGGATGGCAAAGTCGTTGCCTACGACGGTACAGGCAACAAAATTTATTCCCGCTCTAAGCCGGGTGAGTTGGCGGCCTTTGATGAGGCGCTGGAATTCCTGGTAGAGCAGTACCCGCAGAAAGACCACATCCTGAAGTCCAGCGGGAATCAGGGTGGTGGCTCTCGCCAGTCTCAACATGCACTCGGGCAGAAAACGATGAAACGCGATGCGTTCTCCAGTCTGAGCCCGGTGGAGCAGCAATCGACCCTCAAAGACGGTATTACCGTTGTCGATTAATTCTTTTGCCAGTCGGCGGATGGCGGCTGGTGCCAGAGCTGGATAGCTCAACAACCCTAAATCTTAATCTCCAAGGAAACCACGCACATGGCTAACACGCTTACCGGGTTGATCCCGACTATCTTTACGGCTCTGGATACCGTATCTCGCGAGCAGGTCGGTTTTATCCCGGCCGTATCGCGCAATGCCAAAGCTGATGCGGCGGCGAAAGACCAGACAGTAACCGCTCCTGTTGCGCCAGCGGCAACTACTGTCGATATTACGCCGGGAGCCACGGCGCCGAATGACGGCGACCAGACGATCGGCACCGTTGATGTCAAAATCACTAAATCCAAAATGGCTCCGGTCAAATGGAACGGTGAGGAACAGCTGGCGCTGGGGCCGGCGGGTTCATACAACACCATCCTTGCGGATCAGTTCAAGCAGGCGTTCCGTGCGCTGGCAAATGAGATGGACGCGGATCTTGCAGCTCTGTACTTCGCTTCCTCCCGTGCTGTCGGTACGGCCGGTACAGCTCCGTTCGGGGTCGCCGGTGATTTGTCTGATGCGGCAAACGCGCGCCAGGTCTTGTCCGATAACGGCTCCCCGACTACGGATCTGCAAATGGTCCTCGGCTCATCGGCTATCGCTAACCTCCGCGGTAAACAGTCTGTCCTGTTCAAGGTGAACGAGTCCGGCACTGATGCGCTGCTGCGTGAAGGTATCGTGGGGCGTCTGGAAGGTTTCAACATCCACGAATCTGCACATGTTAAGAAACGTGCTGCATCTCAGGCTGCCGGGTATCTGGTGAATGGTGCAAAAGCTGAAGGCGAAATCCTGATTGCGATTGATACCGGGACTGGTGCTTTTGGCGCCGGTGACATCGTGACGTTTGCCGGCGACAGCAACAAATACCTGGTTGCTGCCGCGACCGCCACGACCATCACCCTGGCAGCTCCGGGCTTACGTCAGGCGCTGGCCGATAATGCCGCTATTACTGCTGGTGGTTCCTACACCGCAAATATGGCATTTGACCGCAATGCGTTCCTGCTGGCGGCTCGTACCCCGGCGATGCCGCAGGGCGGGGATACTGCTGATGACGTAATGAACGTTACCGACCCGGTATCCGGTATCACTTACCAGGTTGCGCTCTACCGTCAGTACCGCCAGGTGCGTTACGAAGTTGGTCTGTCCTGGGGCGTTGCAGCGGTGAAAACTGAGCATTCTGTTCTGCTGCTTGGTTAACAATTATGGGGCTTCGGCCCCTTTCTTTTTTCTGGGGTAATTATGGCTGGATTAACCAAAGAACAGCGCGCAGAACGCGCTGCAGGAAAACTGGCAACCGCGCAGGTTGATACCAATACTCCTGCACCGCAGGCACCGCAGGCACCGCAGGCACCGCAGGCACCGCAGGCACCGCAGGCACCGCAGGCACCGCAGGCACCGCAGGCACCGCAGCTGGTGGTGATGGTTACCGATTTCCTTGCATTCCCGGGCGCGCCTACCACCGCAGACGTTCATCCTGACGAAGTGGAAAACTGGAAGGCGCACGGCTGGAAAGAAACGGAGTGATGCATGATTACATTCATCACCGTTGAAAGCGTCAATCTGATTCTGGGCGCCACCTGGACGGATGAAAGCAAAAAAGCCAAATCTGTGCTGATGGCTAATACCTGGATGAATGGCCTCAATCTGAAACTGCCATGCAATAAGGCAACTCACGAAACCATCATTCCTGACGATGTGAAACAGGCCGGAGCCTACGCAGCGCTAGCGGCCTCAAATGGCGGTCTTTATCAGCAGAAAATCGATTCTGGCGTGCTGCTGAGTAAGACAGTGGATGCCGACGATGTCAGCGTTTCGAAGACCTTCGCAGAACTCGCTACCAACAGCTCGGCATTGCTTGATTCTGATCTGCAGCTGGCGCTTGCAATGCTAAAGCCATATGGCGTTAGTCAGTCTCAGGTGCGGGTGGTAAGGGGGTGATATGCAAAATCCTGATGTGCATTATGCCGGTGATGGGCTCGGCCCTCGCGATGTGTTTGTGAATGGAAACCCGATCAATTATGTCGTTTACGCGAACCTGGTAAAGGGGGTTGTTGAGTTTGCACCTCATCCATTGCGGGCTAAACGAAATGGTGAAATCTATACCCGTAGGCTTCGCGGTTCTGTGATCGTTAAATTCCGTCATAGCGGTGGTGAATGCGATGGGTATACGTGATGAGTTGCAGGGAGAAGTCGCCGCAGCATTCGATACCGACCTGCAGGATGCGGTTAAGGCGTTCACCGGCAGTTACACCGTTCGCGGTGCATGGGATCCGGTAACGGAAACCGGTAGCGAAACGGTGGTGGCCTATTCAGGGCGCGGTGTTCTGGCGCGGTACAAACTCCGCCGTATCGATGGCGTTAACATTCTTCACGGTGACCTTAAATTAACCGCCCTGGTTAACGAGGTGAACGATAAGCCGGCAGTCGGGCATTTCATCATGGCACCGGACCCTATTACCAAGGCGCTACAGCGCTATGAAGTTATAACGGCCGCTGCCGATTCCGCCGGGGCTGCGTACTCCATTCAACTGCGGAGGGCGTGATATGGCTAAGGGCTGGAGTATCGACCCGGCGACGTTTGCCGGGCTGGTGGCCGAGGATATCAAGCTTCGCCAGCGAACTATCGCCATTCAACTGCTGAATGAAATCGTGCAACGGTCGCCGGTAGGGAACCCTGAGCTGTGGGCCATTAATGCCACCGCAGTCCAGTACAACAAAGCGGTGGGCGAGTGGAACGAATCCCTGTATGCCGATCCTGCCAACCTGACGAAAACCGGGCGGCTCAGGAAGAAAGTGCAGGTTAATGATGGGATGGATATTAAACGTCCCGCCGGTTACCGCGCTGGCACCTTCAGGGCGTCACATTTCGTGAGTATTGGCGTCCCGGATTATTCGGTACCAGCCGAACCTGACACGCGAGGAACGATGACGTTTCTCAACGGCAAAAACATTATTGACCAGGCGCCGGCCTACTCGGTGATTTATATCCAGTCAAACCTCCCGTACTCCGTGCCTCTGGAGAACGGTCACTCAACACAGGCGCCTACTGGTGTCTATGCCGTCTCGTTTAATGGTGTGATTCAGGCCTACAAATGACCCTCACAGAAATTAGAAATGCTGTCATTTCCCGAATGGCGGCGCAAACCGCTATTGCCTCTGATGCGGTGGATTATCCCAATGGCCCGGTATTCGACCCCAGCGGTCGCAGCATCTGGGCCCGTCTAACCAACATATCAGGGCAGGCAGGTGCAACCGAAATCGGGGCGGGTCCAGTCGTTCACAGGACCGGCGTACTCATTATCCAGCTCTTCGTCCCTGTAGGCTCAGGCACGCTTCTGACTACCCAGACGGCGGACAAATTAACCGAGCTTTTCGAGTTTCAGGACGACGGAAGGCTGAGTTATTTCGCCGTCTCAGCTGTGCCCGCCGGTGAAACCGATGGCTGGTCACAGCTAAATCTTCAAATCCCTTATCGCGCTCTGTAGCGCACAAAAAAACAGGAGGCTCCTGTGAGCTCAGGTGCAAAAGTAGTATCCGCGGTAATTCGCGAGACAACCCCAGGCATCACACCTACCGCGGGCTCATGGAGTCTGCTACGCCGTACCTCGTTTGGTGTGAAGCCAACGCAGAACACCAATGATAATGACGAAATCGGCGGCGACCGCATGGCGCAGGGCGTGTCCCGCGGTACGGTAGATGTCGGCGGCGATGTTGGCACGAGGTTTCGCTGGAATCAGCACGATGATTTTCTTGCCAGTTGCTTCGGCGCTGAATGGATAAACAACGTGCTGACTATGGGCAACGGGCGCATCACTTTTTCAGTGGCTACCTATGCCGGCGACGTGGGGATCGCTCAGATTGCCCGCGGCTGCCAGGTCGGTACTTTCCAGATGGAAATCCCGGGCGATGGGGACATTACCGCGACCATCACGTTTGCCGGTCTGGACTGGGAAACGAAAGGGGATGACACCAGCTATTTCACCACGCCAGTGGATACCGCCGGCGCGCTGCGATATTCATTCAAGGAGGTCACAAATATCAGGCTGAATGGTGTTGATGGCGGTACCGGCTTCTGCGTCGATACCTTCAATATCCAGTTCAACAACAACATGCAGGTGCAGCGCTGTGTCGGCACTGGTTCGGCGTTCGCCGGCGCCAACATACAAACGACTTTTACGCCCTCCGGGCAGGTCACGCTTTCGTGGTCAAAAGCAGCCTGGGAGGTCTATAAAAAAACCTTCACCGGCGAAACGGTGCCGTTCAGCTTCACCCTGGAAAATGCTGAAGGAAAATATACCTTCGATTTTCCTGAGGTTCAGATATCCGGCGACTGGCCGGACGCTGGCAATACCGATATCGTTCAGGTTCAGCTCGATATCACGGCAGCCAATACGCCGCCGACGATCACCCGCGTTCCTACCGTACCTGCAACGGCCATTAGCGTAGCGCCGGCGACGTCCTCCGGTGCTATTGGCTCCACTGTGAACCTTACCGCCACTTTAACCCCGGCGGACTCCAGTGACACCGTTGTATGGAGCTCTTCGGATCCGGCGATTGCCAGCGTGGTTTCAACCGGCCAGAAAACAGCGCAAGTTACGCGTAATGCTGCCGGTACCGCGACTATAACCGGCAAAGCACGGACCTTTACCGCAACCTCAGTAATTACCGTCACGGCCCTTTAATTTCCCTGACCCGTTCCGCTGAGTATCGCGGTTCGGGCTTTTTCATGGAGTTTTTATGCTGATCATTACCCCGAAAATTGACCTCAACGGTGAGCGCTGGTTTTTTCCATACAAAAAGCCTGAGGACAGCAAAAGGAAATACACCCCTGAGGAAGAGTCGTTGTTTAAACTCCGCCTGCTGGTGGCCAGTAGCGAGAATCCTCAATATCGATCACGTAACGCGCTCGTTCGCCGTCATATCGATAAAATGGACGCCGGTTATCAGGTCGGTACCAAGAATTTTGATCTCGCGTCCGTCAGCGACATCGATTCAGTTGATGATCTGCTAATCGATAACTGTGCCCGCTATTTGCTGAAAGGGTGGGGAGGCGTCGGCGAGCTGGTGGATGGTGTGGAGGTTGCGATCGACTATACACCGGAACTCGGGGCCGCCATGCTGAAACAGCACCCGGCGCTATACTGGCTGATACTGGCTGAGGCCGCAAACATTGCTCAGGGTAAAGAGCAGCAAACTCAGGAGACCGTGGGAAAGCCTTAGAGGCGCAGAAATGGTTAAGTGAGTTTGCTGGGGAAAGGGGAGATAAGGCTAAGTGGAAACGCGAAAAACTTGGCTTACCTGCCATCCCCGAACCTGAGATCGACGGTGTAACAGCAGAAGTTCTTAACGCCTACGCCATCATATCCCGATCGCGGCAATACGTCGGCATGGCTGGCGTGCCGCTGCCGCTTTCGTTGGGCGATATTGAGAGCTACCTGGCTTCGTGCGCTGTCCTGATTGACCGTACAGAGTTCGATGCTGCGATAATGGCGCTGGATGATGCCTGGCGCGATGTCTGGGCGACAGAGCAGAAGCGGCAGAGTAAAACCAAATGATCATCGCGTTGCCCAGCATAATTCATGTGTTAGGATATTTCCGATTGCAATCAAAGGAAGCATGGAATGAAAAAAATAATGGCAGTGGCATTAGGGGCGGTGCTTTTATCTGGGTGTACAACGCCGGCCCGCAACTATGTACCTCAAACTAAGCAAATCAGTATCCCGCCGTTAAACACCGTAACAACTACCTATGTTGGTGAGGATATGGTTAGGCAGGGAGTTGATGCTAGCATCGATGCAATTCATTTCAATCAGGCTGTGGTTATAGGCTCAATCGGTGTTTATACAATCCCGGCAGGGGACTACGTCAAGATTGGAGAGGATTCAAAATCCGAATTTTTCTCCAATGTAGAAAGAACATCTGGTGCAGTAGTTCCAAACCGTTTCATGGTTAATGATCCCACACAAAGCATACAGCTCATGAAGAATGGCGAAATTTGTATTGTCACGATCTACGGTGGGACCAAGTGCGATACAGGTAAGCCATTTACGAAAGTAAAATTCCAGACTGAGCAACAATCCTCCTTCCAGCAAACCCTTATCTACAACGGAAAGGTGGGTAACAAAATTAATATTGGTTATAGAGAGTTCCAAGGGGGGATGGCTCGGGCCGCTTTCTCTAATGAAGTCGAGTACGATCTTTCTGAGTCCAAAACGATACGTTATAAGGGTGCGATACTGGACGTAATGGATGCCAATAATCAATCAATTACCTTTAAACTGACGAAAAACTTTAATACAAATTAGTAACTCTGGCCCATGGTTGGGCTTTTTCTTATGGGGGAAGGGGCGTGAAAAAGGTTTTGGTGGTCGGGCTTAGTTTAATGGCATTGTTGGGCTGTGATGACAAGTTTCAAATATCAAAGTTGCTTTCCCCTAAAGATCCGCTATCTATTGCTGAGATGATAGCCACCGGTCAAGAGGAAATGGCTTCCGAATGTAAAAAAGGTGATGTTTCTTTTAACTGCGAATTTCTTACTGGCGATTTGACCGGGACAGGAAAATGGCATCATACCAAGCTGTACCTGCATAATAGTGGGCGGGCAGATATGATTATTGACGGTAATGCTTACTATCAAAGTGATATCAGCAGTAACACCTTTGCCGGCCAGGAGACCACTTCTTTCACGATGAAAGGCGTAGGTGGAGAGCATGGCAAAGTAAATGTCGTGAGATCCAACGAAGGAAAATCCTTAAATTTTGAAGCCTATAACAGAGATGATAAACGGTTTGTTATGGGAGGGGTTAAGTTGCAGTAGCTCACTCGGGGCTGTAGATAACCTTCACTGATTATCATTGCTTATACATTTCGTAACCCGCTTAATTTGCGGGTTTTTTATTGCCCGGAGAAAGGTATAAATGACAGAACAAACATCCCGTCTGGCTATTATTATCGACAGCTCAGGGGCTGAGAAAAAAGCAGACAGCCTCGCGGTTGCGCTCGATAAGATGACCCAATCCGGGGATCAGGCTGTCGCCACCATCACCAAAGTATCCCGAGCAACTGATGAAGAAAAGGAAGCTCTTAATAAGCTGCGTGCCGCTATTGATCCTATCGGCGCCGCTATCAATACCGTCGGTCGTCGTTTTAGCGAGCTAAAAAAATACTTTGATAAGGGGCTAATTGACGAAGAAGAGTTTCGCTCATTATCCAAAATGCTGAACGACACCACTGAGGAATTAAGCGGTGTAGCCCAAGCCCAGCGCGAAGCAGAAAAGGCAGGAAAATTAGCAGCCGCACAGCAGGAGGCTCAGGCGCAGGCATTCCAGCGCATGATTGACCGCATTGACCCGCTGACAGCGGCCCTTCGTAATTTAGATCAACAGCAAAGTGACCTGAACGCGGCTCTTGAGTCTGGGAAAATAAATCCTTCGCAATACGATACCTACAGCAAAAAACTACAGGAGACTCGCCGGGAGGTAAACGGGGCTGCTCAGGCGGAACGTGAAGCTGCAAAAGCTCATGACGAGCAGGTTGCCGCGCTGCGACGCCTGGAGGCTCAGATAGATCCCGTAGGGGAAGCATTTCGACGTCTGAACGAACAGCAGCGGCAGTTAGATAGCGCCAAAGCATCAGGGATGTTGTCACCACTGGCATACGATCGCCTGAACAGCAAACTTTCGGAGTCCCGTGATGCGTTGGAGAAAACCCAGACGCAACTGGGTAGGACGGGACAGTCTGCCGCTCAGACTGCCAACGCTATGCGCATGATCCCCGCTCAGATGACGGATATCGTAGTCGGCCTGTCAACCGGTCAAAGCCCGTTCATGGTGCTCATGCAGCAGGGCGGCCAACTGAAAGATATGTTCGGCGGCATTGGACCGGCGATTAAAGGTGTTGGCGGCTACGTCACTGGGCTGATCAATCCTTTCACTTTGGCTGCTGCGGCTGTAGGTGTATTGGGCCTGGCGTATTACAAAGGCTCCCAAGAACAGGATGAGTTTTATAAGTCTCTCACCATGACCGGTAATCAGGTCGGCAAAACATCCGGTCAACTGGCCGATATGGCTGCCCGCGTTGGCGTGACTACCGACTCAACTACCGGAGCTGCGGCTTCAGTCCTTAACCAACTTGTATCTGCCGGGAAAGTGGCTGGAGATTCACTGGAGCGCGTGACTACTGCCGTCGTTAAAATCAGTGATGCAACGGGTATCGCCACTGAAAAGCTTGTGGGTGACTTCAACGATATTGCTTCTGACCCGGTAGCAGCCATCACTAAACTAAACGATGAGTACCACTTTCTTACACTGGCAACGTACAACCAGATTAAAGCCCTGCAGGACGAGGGAAATCAGCAGGAGGCCGCTCGTGTCGCGACTGATGCCTACGCCAACACCATGCAGCAACGGGCAAGTGACATTCATGAAAATTTAGGTCTTCTTGAAAGCGCGTGGGACTCTTTGGGTAAAACCGCGAAAGGTGCCTGGGATGCCATGCTTAATGTCGGACGTGAGCAAACCCTCGCCGATAAGCTAGCCACCTTAAACGAAAATATCGCTGAAGCGCAGAAAGGACAGGCTGAAGGTGGGTTCTGGAATGGGTTTAATGCTCGATTTAGCAACCTTCCTGAAATGCTCAAGCAAAGGGACGCCATTCAGTCGCAAATCACAGCTGAAGATACGCTAAATGGAATATTGTCAGACCACGACAAAGCAGAACAGAAGCGCATTAAAACTCAGCAGGAGGCGGACCGTGTTAATCAGCAATATCTCAGCAATGCAGATAAACGCAACCAAGCCATCAAGCAGCAGAGCGAGTTCCTGAAGGCTGGCGCAATCACGGCGGAGCAATACGCTAAAAACGTTTCCCGCATTAACGAGATGTATAAAGACCCAAAAGCACCAAAAACGCCAAAGGGTAAATCCTACTCCGAGGACGCTGCAACCCGACTCCTTGACCAGATAAACCAGCAGACTGCCGCTATGCAGTCGCAGCTAGACGCCGGCGACAAGCTGAACAGCGCGACGCAGGCACGGTTTAAGTTCGAACAGCAGATCGCTGACCTCAAATCTAAAACGCAGCTCACAGCCGACCAGAAGTCGATCCTTTCCCGTTCTGATGAAATTTTGCAGGCCTATAAGCAGCAGGAGGCTCTGCAAAACTCTGTCAAGACGCTGGACGACTACCGGAAAATGCAGGAGCAGGTTAAGTCTAAGGATGAACAGACTAACGATCTGCTTAAAATCCGCCTTGAGCTTCTGGAGAAGGCAAAAGCAACCGGGCGGCTGAAGCCCGGTGAATACGAAAAGACCCGCGCAGATATCTATCAAAACACCGATAACCAACTGCCATCTACAGTGCGTAGCGTTGTGGGCAATGCCACACCGACCGGCGGGCAACTGTCTGGCACATTTGGAGGGATGCAACAGCAATATAGCCAACTCGATCAGGCCCAAAAAGATTTGGACGCGTGGCTTGCTCGTCAGGAAGAGGCATATGTAAAGGCCAGTGTCATAACGGCCGAGGGTGAGGCCAGGATGCAAAAAACCCGTGCTGATGCTGCAAATGCTGCTGCGGTTATAGAAGCCCAGAAAAACGCCATCATTACCAGCACTACGCAAAGCATGATGGATAGCGGGTTGAGTATTCTGGCTAATGGTTTTGGTGAGCAATCAGGAATATACAAAGCTGCATTCGCGGCCAGTAAAGCTTATGCCATTGCACAATCTGTAGTGTCTATTAACGCTGGTATTGCACAGGCTGCAAATATGCCTTTCCCATCAAACCTGATAGCAATGGCATCGGTGGCAATGGAAACCGCAAGCATTGTTTCCAATATTAAAGCCGTTGCCGATACAGGCTTTGCTGCCGGTGGCTATACCGGTCCCGGTGGTAAATATCAGCCTGCTGGTGTCGTCCATAAGGGGGAATATATCTTTGATCAGGCATCCACGAACCGCATCGGGGTTGCAAACCTTGAAGCGCTGCGAAACGGGCAACCGCTTGATGCAACGCTGGGTCGTTCAGGGTTTGGAACAGGAGTGCAGAACGTAAACAGCGACAACAGCAGGAAAACCACAATCAATGCACCAATTGAGCAGCATTTCCATACACCGCCCGGTGTAACACCGGATCAGATGGCTCTCTCTATGGCTCAAACGCAGAAGCGTGCGACTACAGAAGCGATTGACCGGGTTGCTGCACAAGTGTTGAAGGGGGATGGGAAGGTTGGTAACGCGATGCGGAATAAATATCCGGGAAGGGGGATGGGTTGATGGCTGATATCTACTACCCCCACGATTCTCTCCCTATGCCGCTTCAGGATGGTTACGGTTTTCAGCCAGTCAGCCCGTTAAAGCGAACTGATATGAGCACTGGACGTGCTCGCCAGCGACGGGCTTACACATCAACGCCAACCCAGGCAACCATTGCCTGGTTCATGGAGACTGATGCTCAGGGGCTGGCATTTGAATCCTGGTTCCGGGATACGCTTTCCGATGGCGCTGCCTGGTTCATGATGAAACTGCAAACCCCTGCAGGGGTTAAGTTTTACAAATGCCGGTTTACGGATATCTATCAGGGCCCGGTGCTGGTGGCACCGATTTACTGGCGGTATTCGGCGACGCTGGAGTTATGGGAGCGTCCTCTTATTCCTACGCCGTGGGGGAATTACCCTGAGTGGATTATTGGCAGCTCGTTACTCGATATCGCGCTTAATAGGGAGTGGCCTAAACATGACGATTCTTAATCGGCTTTATGCCAGTAGTGGCTCTGAGGTCATCATTGAAACCCTGCAAATTAATATTGGTTCTACAGTCTATTTTTTCTGTAAGGGTTATGAGGATATAACAGCAACGGTTGAAAATGGTGATGTGCTTACCTTTTCTGCTGCGGGCATTGATATCGCCCTACCAGCTAGAAATAGTGACGGCACCCAGGATTTGCAGTTTGCTATCAGTAATATCGATGGCGAGGTGAGTACTGCTATTCGCAAAGCCCTCGCAAATCTTGAAATCGGCTCGCTGACATATCGGCAGTATGTTTCCACTGACCTGAGTGCGCCGGCGACTGTGCCATACACCCTGGCGATCAAATCGGGCTCCTGGACGGCAATACAGGCGCAAATCACCGCCGGCTACATGAATGTGCTCGATACCGCCTGGCCCCGTTTCCGCTACACACTGAATGAATTCCCCGGTTTACGCTACATGAGTTGAGGTCCCTCAATGTTCAACCCTGACAAATACCGTTCAGTCACCTGGCTGAAGGGCGGCAGAGTGTACCCGCAGCTCGACTGCTTTGGCATCGTGAATGATATCCGGCAGGATCTCGGATTACCCGAATGGCCAGATTTTTCCGGTGTGACGAAAGATGGTGGTGGCCTCGACCGCGAGGCGAGAAAACTGATGCTTCGCCTCGAGCGCTGTGAACCTTGCGAGGGTGCCGGGGTGGCTTGTTACTCAGGCTCCATCGTGACCCACGTAGGCGTTGTGGTGATGCTGGACAATCAGCTGCAGGTCGCCGAATGCAATCCCGGTTCAAACGTAACGTTTATACCCGTATGGCGTTTTAAGCGCCGGTTTATCAAGGTGGAGTTCTGGCGATGACGATCCGCATTTTTCCTTCCCGGCTGCCGGGTGAGCCGCTGGAGAAACACGAGCATGGTACGCTGACTTTGCACGACTGGATGTTGAAAAACGTCAAGGACTACGCGGAGGCAACCAAACATCCGATTGCCGTTGAATTAAATGGTAAGCCTCTGCCTCTAAATGAGTGGCCCTTGTGCCTGTTAAAGCCAGAAAGCGACATTAAAATGTTCCCCGTCCCCTACGGTACTGGTCTTGAAATAGCCGCCTGGGCCGCCATCGCTGTTGCGGTCGCTTCAGCGGCCTATTCAATCTACATGATGTCCACGATGGATAAAGGGGGCGGTTATTCATCTACAAATGGCCTTGGACTCGATTTAAACCCGGCAAAAGCAAATACCGCAAAACTTGGCGATGCGATCCGCGAGCTGTTTGGCCGCTATCGCATTTACCCAGATTACGTGGTGCAGCCGGTTACACGCTTTGACCCAAATGACCCGACTCGCATGATCGTTGAAATGTTGGTTTGCCTGGGGGTGGGTAATATCGCCTTTACAAACGGCGATATTCGCGTTGGGTCGAGCCCTGCAACCTCGCTTGGCGCCAAATTTTCCTATAACGTTTTCTCGCCTGGTGCGGACGTATCCGGCGATCATCGTAGCGAAAACTGGTTTAACTCCACCGAAGTTGGCGGCACGTCCAGCGGTAGCGGGCTAGATCTGGCCCAAACGTCGCCTGACTCGTCTGACATTGACGCTGACAGCATGACTGTATCAGGGCCCCTGGTGTCGTTCAGCGGCCTGATCGACGACAATCCACCGTCAGGTGGAGGCATAGGGACTCTCCCTGAAATAAACACGCTTCCGGATTCATGGGTTCCTGGGGCGATAGTGACCCTCAACGCCCCGGCTAATTATCTGGTTTCGACATCTTCGGGTTATAGCGTTATCGCCAGCGATACGTTAGCCGAACTTGAACCGTATTCCGGCATGCCGGTTACTTTGGCTATCAATGGTGCTGATTACGATCTGTTTATCGCAGCGTACACGCCCCATCAAAATGCGGTCCCTGGTGTTGGTGGAACGGCGGCAAGTTTACGGGGAAACGCTGCGCCGACCACGTATGATTTTTCTGTGAGCGGGGAGACGTTCGATCTTCACTGGCAGGGAATCACTTATACCATCTCGCTGGTAGCAAACTATGGCACGATGCCAGACATGCTGGTTGCGATTAACGGCGGCCTGACGGGCTCGGGTTTGATTGCGCATGATGATGCCGGGGTAGTGCGTATCGTAGAAATTTCCAGTCCGTGGAATGGCGGAAGCATCACGTCCTCAGCACTGCCGATTTCCGTTTTTGGTGGTGCGCCGGTATTCACTGCTGGAACGGCATCTACCGGCGGCAGTCCTGCGATAACAGCTAACGTGACGCTGGCGTATGGCAGTGCCTCGGGTGAGGCGTTCTCAGGCATCCCTGAGGGCACACAGCGAATGTCACTGGCGCACCAGGGCGGTGAATACCAGATAATTGAGGTAGACGGCGTCTCCGCTTCGGTAACCCGTCTTGTTGGCGGTGTTGTTGATTCATCATGGCCGGGATTCTCAACTCGCACGATGATTGATTACAGCGCAACAGGGATCAGCGATAACGACAGCTGGATGGGACCGTTTTTAGCGTGCCCTGACAATGAAGTCGTTAACGCATTCGAGGTGAATTTCTCGTTTCCGTCAGGTATCTGCGGTTTCGACAGCAAAGGCAAAAAGCGCATTCGACACTGCGAATGGGAAATTCAGTACCGGGTTTATGGTTCAGGGGCTGGATGGACGAGCAAACAGGGGGTTTATGCCCTGCAGAACGTCAACGGGTTGGGGTTCACTGAACGGTTTGACCTTGAAGCACCTGGCCTCGTTGAGGTCCGTTGCCGCCGGCGGAATGAGCAGGGTTCGAACAACGCAAGGGATTCGATGTTCTGGCATGCTCTCCGGGGGCGGTTGTTGGCGCGGCCGTCATCATATGCTGGTGTGACGCTTATGGCGGCCACGGTTGAAACCGGCGGGGTGCTGGCGGCTCAGTCAGACAGGCGCGTCAGTGTTGTTGGCACGCGCATTTATGAAACAGGCGCAGCACGGAGCATCTCCGGTGCGCTGTATCACGTAGGCCATTCGCTGGGGCTGGCAATGGATGCCGAGGCGATCGATGTGCTGGAATCCACATACTGGACGCCAGGTAGCGAGTATTTTGATTACGCCACTGGAGACAGTATTTCTTCGCTCGAAATGCTGCAGAAAATCGCCAACGCGGGGAAATCGTATTTTCTGCTGAGTGATGGGCTGGCATCGGTTGGCCGGGAAGGGGTCAAAAACTGGTCCGGCATTATCAGCCCTCATGAAATGACAGAGGAGCTGCAAACTACGTTCTCTGCGCCGTCGGCTGATGATTACGATGGCGTCGATGTCACGTATATCAATGGCACGACATGGGCGGAGGAAACGGTGCAATGCCGGACGCCAGACAACCCAACGCCGAGGAAGGTGGAGAAATATACGCTTGATGGCGTTCTCGATCAGGATCGGGCTTATCGGATTGGCATGCGGCGCCTGATGAAATATCTGCATCAGCGACTTGGTCACACAACCAGCACGGAGCTTGATGCGCTGGTCTATCAGTTCGGCGATCGTGTATTGCTCACCGATGATATTCCTGGCAATAAAACGGTTAGCTCTCTTGTCGTCGATATGACTACCGATGGCGGGCAGACCACCTTTTTGGTGACAGAGCCGCTCGACTGGTCGTTTGAAAATCCGCGGGCGATTTTACGTTACCAGAATGGTTCTGCCTCTGCTTTGCTGGTGGCCACTCGGGTAGGGGATTACGAGCTTACGGTTCCGTGGCAGCCGGCCTTTGACGATATCCTCCTGGACGATCCGTGCATCGAACCACCGAGACTGATTTTCTGTAGCTCCATGCGCAGTTACTACGACGCTATTTTTGACGAAATAGGATCGCCGTCAGACGGTACCTGCGCGATAACTGCTCGCCAATATTCCGAGATTTTCTATCAGTACGATAACGCCACCTACCTCGGCAACGTCGCGTAACACCCACTAAAACCCCCGATTAACTCTTTTCGCACAAACCCTCGTTTGCGCGAACGCTATTTTTTGGAGCAAAAACATGGCCCTTAATCCGCCACTCGGGAACACTTCTCCGGAGGTATTGCTCGATAACGCCAAACGTCTGGATGAACTGGTGAACGGGCCTGCGGCTACCGTTCCCGACCGCGCCGACGTCCCGCTGGACTCCTGGCGCCAGATTATGGCGGCAAATCAGGAAAAACAGGATCAGCTCGACGACATTATTACGTCTCTCGATACCGCCAGTTTTACTTTCCCTGACGAACCTGCAGGCATCGACGCCACGACTGAGGGGCAGTATTTCCGTGTTCCGCAGGGGGAAGGGAACGCTGTCGGATTTAATTATTATAAAAACAGTGCTGGCGTTGCTGTTTTTGTGGCCTCGGTTGCGTCTGCTGAGATCACAAAATTGCTGGGGAAAGACGACAGCCAGAAACTGGCCGCCTTTACTGATGATGACGGCGCCAGCGCGTTGGCACTGGATGAGAGGGGCGGGATATTTACTGCTGACTCGCCAGAAGACATCCGTAAAACGATTGGGAAAACCGGTTATGACCGGGCGCCTGCCATTCTGAAAATCACGTCCGCAGACAAGGCTGTACATGGGTTTATGGATGAATTCGGCGGCGTGCAGTTACCCGACCTGCAGGGCAGCGTTCAGGAGAATATCAAAAGGCTGAATAAGCGGTTGTCCGAGCACTTAAAGCATCGTCGCGTACTTGACGCCAGAGAGTGTGGGCTTGACCCGTTTTCGTCCGAGGATATGTGGTATCCCCTTCAGCGCGCGACAAACTGGCTCGGTGCCAACGGTGGCGGGACAATTTATATTCCGGAAGGCGCTTATCGTATTTCCCGTCCGATCACTCCGGTAGCGGGTGTTGGTTATATCGGTGCCGGGAAAAAGAAAGCTCGCCTGCTGCCATTCAAAGCGACCGCACCTTTTCTGTATCGGGGTAATGAAACCTATATCGATAATCTGCTTTTTACCGGCTTTACCATTGACGGGGAAAACCAGACGCTCAATCCGGCATCCGGCTATCTGCCAGAGATTAAAGCGATATTTATCCAGTACTGGTCCAACAGCATCATTGACGATATGGAAATCGTTAATATCGGCGCGACGGGACTCGGTGTGGATATGCATTATAACTGCCTTATCACGCGTAATATCGTTGAAAACTGTGGCCGTCTGGCCGAACAAGGGGCGCTGGGGGCTTCTGGTATCGGGGTCGGAACCGGCTTCCTGAACAGTGAGCCGCTCTATGTGTCGCAGAACCTGTGCAAGGACAATAAAAACTACGGGATTTTTTACGAACCACAAAGAGGGGTGGGTGCTGCGCAGGACATCATCACTACAGGTAATGTCTGCCTGGGCAATTACGCGGGGATTGCTGACTGTGGCGTTGAGGGACTGATCGTCTCGACCAACCAGATGCGCGGAAACAAACATGGTTTCCTGATGTACCCTGGCACAAACAACGGGGGTAAACCTGGCCGCCGCGGCCGTCTGCAGGGCAACATTATCAGAGGGAACACCGAGAACGGCGTGACATCTGTTTGCTCCAAAACCGATCCGCTTTTAGGCGAATACGCCTTTTCCGGCAATCATATTTATGAAAACGGGAAAGACGGTATCAATATGAATTACAGTTATCCGACGGTTAAAAACCTGAATAACGTCATCGGTGATAATGAAATATACCGTAATGGCCGCCACGGAATTTCTCTTGAAGGTGGTGATGTGGTCAATATGGATATTATGGATAACCGTATTTATGACAATGGTCAGACGACAGCCGGTCACGCTGTTAATATTCAGGTCCCCATGTCCCGCTCTTCTGTATCGAATAACAAGCTGCGTGATACCCAGTCCACACCGACGCAGCAATACCCGGTGTTTGCGACAGGGGCTTTAACTGACGTAGACATTTCCTTTAACCACTGCGTCGGTAACGCACAGAACACGCTGAGTCTGACGGGAGCTAAGACCCGTGTCACCACATTCATTAATCCGGGGATAGATTTATGATGAATAAGATTAAAAGTAACGTGTGCAGGAATAACAAAAGTGGTGAGGTTTATTTTTTACCACCAGAAAAACGCGACTATTTTACCGGTATTAAAATAATCCCCTCAGATAATAAAAAAGGTAACTGACATGGCTACGTTAGTAAAAAGCACCAGTAAATTTATGGGGCGTAAAGCCGTCGCAGCAGACGCCCCACTGCCTGATAATGCGTTAATGTATCTGGACTTTGAAAACGGCCAGTTTATCCGCAGAACCGCAACCGGAGCCGTAATTCGCAGCAACAGCATAACTGACGCGATGTCCTTTACCCGCGCCACTGTCGCAACGTATTTCGGTGATGATGGCCTGCTGAAATATGCAGCAGCTGGCGAACCTGTTATTGAATATGACCAGAATACGCTCGCCTGTCTGGGGTTCCGTCCCGAAGTGCAGGCCACTAACCGGGTTATCAACAGCCAGAACTTTTCAGCGGCGAACTGGAGCAAAACGGGGATCGAGGTTACCGATAATGATGCCGTCTCTCCTGACGGGAACAAGACGGCCAGCAAAATCATAGAGGCCGCTGGAGCGGCTAATACGGTTCACTCTCTTGCCACGGCGGTCACCTATGCCGCGGTTGTCGGCCAGCCTTATACATTCAGTATCTTTGCGAAGGCCAATACGGGTTCTGTGATGCAGATTGCGCTTCCCGCGGGTGTTGTCGCCAGCCCGCAGTTTGCTAATTTTGACCTGGCGAACGGGAAGATCACGCGCTCCTCTCCGCTGGTCATGCAGGCGAATATCGAAAAATGCCCGAATGGCTGGTACCGCTGCTCGCTGACGATCAACCCTGTTGCCGCGGGCGAACCGGGTTTTACTGTCTGCCTTACCGGCGGAAATACGGCAGCTGATGCACTCCCGGCCTACAGCGCAACGACCGTCGCATCGATTTACATCTGGGGCGCCCAGGCGGAACGCGCCGCAGGCTATACCTCATATATTCCGACGGCGGGGGCCGAGGCCAGCCGCGATGCGGATATATTAACGACCCCGTCCGGCTACACGCTGATTAACTCAGCTAAAGGCGCCTTTTTTGTCTCGGTGGTGCATCCTCACAGCCTGAAATTATTATCGACGGCTTATGCTTCGCTGGCCTGCGCCGTCGTTCTGGATAATGCGGTGGAAGGTGCTCATTACCGCCTTGCCTGGCGAGGCAGGGACAACATGAATGGACAGGCGGCATTTGCCGAACTGAATGCTGCCGGCGGTACGACGGTATCCGTCAACCTGCCGCCGTTAATGGCGGTCTCGGATTCCGAACAGGCAGCCTTCTGCATGTTCAGTACCGGCGATTTATCCATGAAAGCGTTTGATGGTCAGGTCTGGAATTCGGCATCCCCAACTATCATGCCTGCAGCGCTGTCGCGCATTTGCCTGGGTCGCTCATATATCGGGGCGACAAACTGGTTCAACGGCCATATCAAAAAGTTCGTTTACTGGGCTGATAACATTTCTCAGGCTGAAGCCGAGGAATATTTTTCCGTCTTGTAAGTATTTGTGGGTTGGCGGCTATCGGCACAAACGATAGCCGCTACCTAATCATTTTATTTACGAGAACCGAATCCCAGCCACGTCTTTATCAGCCGCCAGAATTTCCGCAGTTGTTTTATCGGTAGCTGTCAGATCGTCCTTTCGGTAACGATAAAAACTACCCGTCCAGGCCACAGGGAACGAAGCCGACGTGCCGACATAGCGATATGTCGGCGCTGCTGGCACAGTTGCAGCAACTGATAACCAGCCAGATGCGTAGACCTGCACCTGATCGAGGTATACGTAGATTCGCTGCTGTGTGTTGTCGTCGCTAATCTGGCACTCTACAGCGAACTGATGCGGCTGACCGTCGAACAGCGACGCCAGCTGCGTTGCGAGGGCATATTGCCGACCGCGCACATAGAGCGCGATGGCCGATGGTGACGCCCCGGAAACGGCTGTTGGAGCCATACCAAACATAGAGGACGCCAGTACGTTTAGGTTTGATGTGGAAAAACTAAACGTCTGGTTATTGACGCCTACGGTACCCACGCCAAAATTGGCAATCTTCAGCCACTGAGTGATTAGCCAGTGCTTATCGCTTGGTTGCGGGGTGGCCACGGCGGGTAAATCAAAGGTATCACCACCTACACCAACGAAACGCATTCCACCGTTCTGATATAAATGCGATTTCGAAAACGTCGCGACTGAGTCAGAAAACGTCAGGCTGTAGATTTCAGCACCGGCCGAAACGTCTTTTCCCCCACCATAAATACCGCCAGCCCCTGCATCGTAGACCGCTTTCGTACCGGTATTGATCGAGCGGTCAGGGTAGTGTTTAACACCCGTATTAGCTGCTACATCGGTATAAATCTGAATTAGGCCCATCACAACCACCTCTTATCATTGAAAACATCACGCGTGAAAGTTGCATTCACATTTGCGCCATAGTCGAGCGCTAATTCAGGCGTTAGCGAACCGCCATTACCATTAATTTGTTGCGACGGATGAAGGGGGTCATAACGCAATGAGCGTGGCGTTAGCCCCGCTGCAACGTCTTCCATATCACCCGCTGAAGCTGGGTTTGCGTGGTTGATAAAATTCTGCCGAATATCAATACCAGCAATTTCACAATAATAATCAGGATATTTATCCTGGTAACGGTGGTTCAATTCAGTCATTTGATTGAACCCAGTTGAGCCAGTAGGCTCAGCAGACGAATTAAACTCTGCCAGAAGCAAAATCTTCTGACCCTTATTTTTAACGTAATTGACCATCGAATCCACGCCTTCCATGATTAAATCCGTCTGGTTTAAATTATTACGTCCGGGCCAGATTAGATTCATACACTCGTCGTGTTCCTCATATAGCGTACCGCCGGGGATGCTCCCTGAGACATTCACTGTCGTTATCGGGTAGACATATAACGGTACCAGTACGGCCACGGCCACCGCATCTCCTGCCGATTTCCGCGTAAATTTCGCGTTGGTTCCGTCCCATGAGAACGTCCCGTCAACCCCGGCCAGTCGGCATGACAAATCAACCGGCGCAGCAAGAGAACGGCACGGCCCCGGAACGGCAGGCGTCAGTGTCACGGCGCCGGATTCTGGGATAACTCCACCAACCGGCGCGTAATAGGCTGGCGCTCCGCCCTGGCGGGCTGCTATCGCGTCGCTGGTCTGTCCGGCCAGCCCGAAGTTATACACGGGTAATCCGGTCAGAGCGTGCAGCCGGTTGAGAAATGCGCCATTGTTGATAAACGAGTGCCCCCAGCCAACGATTTTTTTGCGTGCGATGTACGCATGTGGGGTCATGTCCGGCAGTTGTGCGTAAAACAGTGCGCCCGGCGGCGGGTCGGCGCGATCAGACTGCCAGACGATACGGTCGGCACCATCGGGCCGAGGAGCTGTCTCGTTGCTCTCTCCGTCCGTAACCTGAACCTGATCCCCGGTCTCAGAGTTATACGCAAAAATCTGAGAATACCCTGACGTAACGTCTGCGAACGGTAATAGCGGGTTAGCCTGCGGTGACAACTGGGCCAGTTCATCCTGCAGCTCTTTTATATCCTCAAGAGCCTGCCAGTAATCCTCCACCCGAAAAATAACATCCCGGTTTTTATCAAATACTGTCCATGCGGTCGGGTTAAACGGGAATGCAGAGCTATCCTGAAACTGAGAGGCGTTACTCAGCCGGGTAAGGTTTTGGGCGTCTTCGGTCGGCAATATCGCATTAACGTCAAGCGACACGCCATTAACAGAAAGTTTCGCAACGTCAATTTCACTATAGAAGCACTTCATGTAATTGAAATAGACATCACCACGAAAGGCCCACATCATATTTTCCATAGAATCTTTCGCGATATAATCAAACGATTCTGCAAAGGGATAATTTTCTGAGTCCATTGCTTTAAATAAACGAACCTGACTCAGAACCTCGATGTTCTCCTTATCTTCCACATCCAGAATATTGCGGTCTGATACCGCCATTCCATTCAAATTAAATTCCGCCGTGCTTACAAACGGAAAATACCACTTCAACAGCGTTGTAAAATCCTTCCCCTTCCAGTAAAAAATCACGTCATTATTAGCGTCCAGTCCTAACCGATCATAATTTTCGGCAAACGGAAAATCTCCGCCGCCCGGTTCTGATGCCAAAAATATTGTTTTGTCATTTAATGGCATCAGATTTTTCAGAGAGTCATACGACAGCATCTTACGGCCGGTTGCCTGGAGCGTGCCGCCCACGTTCATATACTCATCCGCCAGCGAGCTACCATCAGTGCTGCGCACCCAGGCAACAGCCCCGACGGGGATCTTTCCGTCATCTGCGGCGGCCTGAGCTTCGGCCAGGGTGGTAAACGGCAGGCCAATAGCGGTGATGCTGTTTTGTGCCTCAATGATAACTGCGGCGACCATCGCCATAATCTGGCGCCAGGAGTCCAGCGGGACGTCGGCGCGGTCGGGAACGGTAGCCGCAGGCCCGTTCACCAGTTCATCCAGACGTTTGGCGTTATCGAGCAATACCTCCGGAGAAGTGTTCCCGAGTGGCGGATTAAGGGCCATGTTTTTGCTCCAAAAAATAGCGTTCGCGCAAACGAGGGTTTGTGCGAAGAGATGGAGCTTTTTACAATCAGCTATTTCAACGGGTTACAACATGCTGATTGGCTATGCACGGGTATCAACCGGGGATCAAAACCTCGATTTACAGAAAAACGCGCTGATTCGTGCAGAATGTGAGCAGATATTCGAAGATACCGCGAGCGGGAAGAACGCCAGGAGACCGGGATTAAAGCGCGTGCTGCGGCGGCTCCGTCCGGGGGATGTGCTGGTGGTTTGGAAACTGGATCGGCTGGGGCGCAGCGTGCGTGACCTGATCACGCTGGTATCGGAGCTGCAGGCGCGCGGGGTTAATTTCCGAAGCCTGACCGATAGTATTGATACCAGTACGGCCGCCGGCCGATTTTTCTTTCACGTAATGAGCGCCCTAGCGGAAATGGAGCGCGAATTGATAGTGGAGAGGACTCGCGCAGGTTTAGCCGCGGCCAGGGAGCAGGGGAGAGTCGGCGGCCGCCGGCGGGTGATGACTCCGGAGGTTGTCGAGCAGGCGCGACGAATGCTGGATAACGGCGCGACCCGGCAGCAGGTGGCCGACCTGATCGGGGTAGGTGTGAAGACCATTTACAAATATTTCCCTGCGGGGTAAGGATGCTCACCTGAGAACCGTATTTCAAGCAAAAGGACATGATTATATCTTGGCCCGGTTGCTATAGATTGATGAACAGACAGGTGTTTAACTGAAATGTCATATGTTTTTGTAATGAATTGAAATGTAATTATTTAAGAGGATGATTGGATGAATTAAGATGTGACGTTACACGACAATTTTTATAATGCTCGCACATCTAAATTTAGAAAGATAAACCAATGAATTTAAAATTTTAATAACACATTTCCAGGGAATAATCTTCGGTTTGAAGGTTATGTGTCAAGAGTTTTCAAAGAATTGTCTGATGGACTCCTTTTCACCAAGGTATTCAAAGCCGAACAAACGAATTTTAACTTGGTTGTAAAACCATGCATTATCATGCCGTTCAATTACTCCCCCGGTATGGAAGCATAACCCCGTTGCTGCCCGAATAATCGCATATTTATCATTGCTGAACCTGACTCTATGGATGCAGAAAGGTTGGTTTACGTCTCCAAGAACACGGCTGGCAATGATATCCCCTTCAATAAAAACATCTTTCCTGCTTTTCATAAACCTTCCTTCATCTCAGTGATAAGCTGTTTTAGTACTCTGTATTGTTCAAATGCGAAAGTGCTGATCAGCCACCAATACACCAACATTCTGATGGTCTGAATAATAGCCCACAGGCAGGGCACTCCAGAACCGCATTTTTCCGTAATTTACCTGCTTTCTGATCGGCCCGGTGGGCACATACCGGGCAAGCCACGTGAACGGGTCTTTCTTTAAAATGCCTGAGTCCATTTGTATAAGACATAAATTGATACTCTATGGAATGTAATATTCATTATACGCCTTTAAACAAGATTATTTAGATAATGTTATGTGGATTTATTACTAAATCAGCAAGTCAGACCCGCAGACCACCTAGGTGATTTGTGATATAATACCCTTCCGTGAGAAATTTATAATGAAATCAGAAGACATCCTCGACTGGTACCCGGCGCAATTGCCGCCAGTGAAAATTATCCTTGGTGAAGCCGTGCTGGCCGTCGGCAAACAGGGGCGCCCCATTAACACCCGGACGTTGCTTGAGTACCTGCAGGTGATGCAGGACAAACAAAAAAGAAGGGATGACAAAACCGCGATGAAGACCGCAATTGATGTTCTCCGGGACAATCAGCGCACTAACGGCAGACGTTAA